GATGTTCCTGAACTTCCGCTACTACCTGAAGATCCTGTACTTCCACTAGATCCCGATGTACCTGTAGAACCTGATGTTCCTGAACTACCGCTAGACCCTGTTGAACCTGATGAACCACTTGATCCTGTACTACCGCTTGACCCACTTGATCCTGAACTACCGCTTGACCCACTAGTTCCTGTTGATCCTGAAGAACCACTTGATCCCGCACTTCCGCTAGAACCTGATGTCCCTGAAGATCCAGATGTACCAGTACTTCCTGATGAACCTGAGCTACCCGCAGAACCACTTGAACCTGTACTACCTGATGTCCCACTTGATCCTGATGTGCCTGTACTACCACTACTTCCTGAAGAACCCGCACTTCCACTTGACCCACTACTTCCGCTAGTCCCTGATGATCCTGAAGAACCACTTGATCCTGTACTACCGCTTGATCCCGATACTCCTGAGGTACCGCTACTTCCACTTGTTCCTGACAAACCGCTTACACCTGATGTTCCGCTTGAACCTGAACTTCCTGATGTTCCGCTAGTTCCTGAAGATCCACTCGATCCTGTACTACCACTTGAACCTGATGTTCCTGTCGATCCACTACTTCCGCTTGTACCTGATGATCCTGAAGAACCAGCACTTCCACTTGATCCTGTAGATCCACTTGATCCTGAAGAACCTGATGTTCCTGTACTACCTGAAGAACCTGAACTTCCACTTGAACCTGCAGAACCACTTGATCCACTACTTCCACTTGTACCTGTTGATCCTGAACTTCCTGATGATCCGGCACTACCACTTGAACCTGTAGTTCCCGATGTACCTGAGCTACCACTAGTACCCGTTGATCCTGAAGATCCACTACTACCTGAAGAACCGCTTGATCCTGAAGATCCCGATGTACCTACACTTCCGCTAGTTCCTGAAGAACCACTTGATCCAGATGTACCTGTTGATCCCGATGTACCTGCCGAACCTGATGATCCACTTGTACCTGTTAATCCAGAACTACCTGATGTTCCTGAACTTCCGCTACTACCTGAAGATCCTGTACTTCCACTAGATCCCGATGTACCTGTAGAACCTGATGTTCCTGAACTACCGCTAGACCCTGTTGAACCTGATGAACCACTTGATCCTGAACTACCGCTTGACCCACTAGTTCCTGTTGATCCTGAAGAACCAGATGTACCTGAAGTACCACTTGATCCATTTGATCCTGAAGTACCACTAGTACCTGATGAACCACTACTACCTGATGAACCACTACTACCTGATGAACCACTACTACCTGATGTTCCTACAGATCCGCTTGATCCTGCCGTACCGCTTGTACCTGTCGATCCTGAACTACCTGATGTTCCTGCAGATCCGCTTGTTCCTGAAGTACCGCTTATACCTGATGACCCGCTTGTTCCTGCAGATCCAGATGATCCGCTTGATCCAGATGATCCGCTTGATCCTGAAGAACCTGAAGAACCACTTGTTCCATTTATACCTGATGTTCCTGAAGATCCTGATGTTCCCGCAGATCCACTACTACCACTTGATCCTGATGTTCCCGCAGATCCACTACTACCACTTGATCCTGTAGATCCACTAGATCCTGATGTTCCGGCAGAACCGCTAGACCCTGAACTACCTGACGTACCGCTACTTCCACTTGACCCTGAACTACCTGATGTGCCGCTACTTCCACTTGAACCTGAAGATCCGCTAGTTCCCGATGAACCATTTGTTCCACTAGTACCACTTGATCCTGAACTACCTGATGATCCTGAAGATCCTGATGACCCACTAGTACCACTTGATCCTGAACTTCCACTAGTACCGTTAGAACCTGAAGTACCACTAGAACCTGAGGATCCTGATGAACCGCTAGAACCTGAAGTACCACTTGATCCTGATGAACCTGAACTACCATTTGATCCTGCGGCCCCTGATGCGGTTATTCCTGTAATACTAATAACTCCACCTTGATTATCATATAAATCTATAGTACTTGATCCACTAAAATACGTACCACCTGTTGTAAAAGTGTCGCCTGTAATATTAACACCATTAACAATTAGAGATCCCCCCGATACGGTTAAACCTGTAACAACATCAAATGATGCGGTAAACACACCACCGTTATCATCGTATATTGTAAAACTATTATCATTATTATATGTAAATCCTGTAATACAACAACCACCTGTATCTAACAATCTCCAATTAGAATTTGCAGTTCCGCCACTGTGTCCTTGAATAGTTGACCCCGTCCAAGCATTAATTAGGGCTTGTCCTGCAGCTGAATTACTTTTTACTGTAGTTCCAAATTTTGATTGTACCACCGTTGGTCCTCCAGGTCCTGAAGCCGCCAATGCATTATTCCAAAGTGTTGTATAATTTGGAATGTTATATTGAAATATTTCTTGTGTTGAATATACATATGCTAACATACCAAGTCTTCTACGACCTGATGAAATGTTATCAGAATTTAATGTCAAAACATCAGGTGAAAAAACTGACCCGCTACCTTTTTGAAATTGTATTGGAATTGTGTTACCTGAAAATTCGATATCTCCTTGAGATCCTGTTGGTATGGTATATATTAAATCCTGAAGTTCGTAAACCTCAACATATCCCCCAACACCATATATACTAAAATTAGTACCGAATGTTTGACTTGGTTGGACTGAAAAAGTCCCAACCGCTAATAAAGGTGTTTGTGGATTTTTATATGGATTTGCCATTTTATACTAATTTTATGGTTGGGTATCGCTACCTCTAAAATAAATATTGTTATTATTGTTTAATCTAAATATTTGGTTAGGGAATGTTGTATAAACTCGATAAGTTCCTGAAGGAATTGTTGATCCTGTGTAGTTAACTAAATAACTATTAATTGTAGGTTCAGTTCCAACAGACTCTTGTTGAGTTGGGTTACCCATTGCATTTATGTAGATTTCAGTTTGTATTTCATTATTTGTTGCAATTACAGGAATAAACCAAGTGTACCATGCTTTTGAAAGTACTGTACCTGATTTAATTTCTGTTGTGAAGAAATTATATTTACTAATTGGGTTTCCAAATGCATCATCACCACCTGTAGTCTGTGGAACAGATTGAACAACTATACTTGGGAATTGTCCATTAGTCCATGAAGCGTAATTCATATATAAATTCATATCTATATTAAATTGTGCCTGACTTTGTGTTGGTTGAGAAGCGTTTGTAAATCCGAAGAAGTTAGATCCATTTGCGTACATATACGAACCAATTGCGGATGATCCTGAAACAGGTTCTATAAACAAATACGCAAAATAATTCGGAGGTGTAGTCGGTGTCGGCGTCGGCGTTGGCGTCGGCGTTTGTGACAAACAAGGTGGTAATGTAGTCGTTGGTGTCGGTGTAGGTCTTGGGGTTCTTGTTGGTGTCGGTGTAGGGTTTTGTGTTGGTGCAGGTGTTGCAGAAGCACAAGGTTCGTATGTTGGTGTTACTGTTGGTGTCGGTGTAGGTGTTGGCGTTGCAGTTCTTGTTGGTGTTACTGTTGGTGTCGGTGTAGGTGTTGGACGTGGTACTTGTAATATATTAGTACATTTGTCTTCATATGTATAAATTGTGTATGTTCCGTAAACTTCTCTTGGTGGTATTAATAACGAAGGTTCAAAAATCAACGGTAATGTTACATCTCCCAAATTTATTACAACAGGATCATTATCAGGCGTGAACAAAACATTGGCTAGTTCACCGTCGTGATTGATACTATTTATTGTAATAATTTGACTCATTGTATTTCTCAATAAATACAACCATAACCTTATTTATCTCTTTTTGATTTAACCTAAAGTAAAAGAAACTCTACCTGTTGACCCTGATGATGTTGTGGTTGTAGTTGTTACATCATTAGAAATCTTGTATGTATAATCGTTAGGTGCACATGTTTCGGTATTACAAACGGGGCAATCAGGATCAAACATCATAAATTTATCCTTCAATAATTTAAAATTATGTTTGACTTCAGGTGCCGATAAAGGTTCCGTATAAAATCTAAATTGAGATATACCACCTTCAAAAGTTCCTCCAAAATTCTCCTCTAAAAGAATGTGTGTTTTTAATTTATTTAAAGTAGTTGCACTTAAAATATTTTCAGGAAAACATTCAGGATCTTGTATGTAATCACCAATAGTTGTTGCCGTACAAGCAGATAATGTTAAATTTTCATGTAAACCTTGAGTTCCTCCACCCCAAGACATATTAAATGGAACTGCAACTTGTTTTTCTTTGTCAGTATCTAAAGCTCTTGGTATGACTTCTTCAAAGTCTTCAATTGTGTAGAATATTCTTCCATTAATAAAAATTCTTAATCTACCTCTTCTAAACTTAGTTTCATCTAACCACGTTTGATTTAATTGTACTATCTCAACTTGTTGTGGAATTTCATAACCATTTGTAACAGGTGGTCCAATTAAAGAGATTGCATTGTTTGCAAGTGAAGCCAAAAACTCAACTCTTGTAATTTGATCTAAACCTCCAAACCACCTTAAATCACAATAATCAATAAATGTATATCTTTCAAACACAACGTCTAATTGAAACCAATGTTCGTACTCCAACCAAGCAGGATTAGTTTGTAAACAAAAAGGATAAATCGGTGGCGTACAAATGTCTTGTATTGTGTAACCCGTTACATATGTTTGCCCTGTTATACATGTTCCTGTGGTCTCACAATCTCCCGTTATTTTTAAAACTCTAATACCAATTCCTGGATTTTTTGGGTCACCACATAATCTGATAGAAAAATTGTTGGATAGGGCATCTAACTTAGGATCTTTTTCACAAGTATCTTCAATGGATGAAAATGTATCTGATGGATATGGTGGTGGACAACCGCAACTATCACACCCACAGTTTGGACACGATGTACAACAAGGTTTTGGTGGACACGAAACAACAGTTGGATAAGTATCACAAGGAGGTGTTGGAGTCGGAGTTGGTGTTGGTGTGGGGGAAGGTACTATAATTGTATTGCATTTATGTTCAAAACACATCCAACCACAAGTAAGACAAGGTTCTAAATCACATTCACAACCACAAGTTAGTTTAGTTTCATAATTTCCATGACAAAGATTACAACCATAATTAATATGTGGATCATAAACACCACCAATTGGTCTTGGTGGGTATACGTATATACATCTACTATTTTTTACTTCGTAGTTACAACACGCACATGTTTGAAAACATCCTGCCAATTCTGAAGTCACTCTAACATAATTAGGATCACATTTTGGTGAACCATCAGCATAATGGTAAAATTTATTTTCAGCTCTTGTTCCTAAATAAAATAAAGTATTTTTATTATTTGGATAAATTTGATTTAGTGTTTCGTAACCAGGTTTCGGGGTATATTCGTTAATGAGTCTAGGTTTTAATATCATTTCAACAGACCACCCTTTTTTCATTCTTTCGGGTAGAATTTCATAATCATAACCAAACAATTTATAAAATCCTTGATAAAACCCACCATATAATTCAACGTATCTTCCCACTTGTGGATTATTTTTAGATACCATTTCATAAGCAGTATATTTTGGTATCCCTGAAAATCTATTATTTTGTGGGACATTTGTAGTTGTTTGAATAAACTTCATTCGTCTATCATAAAACATTCTATCAAACTTAACCGCATCTGTGAATAAACCATTTGTATAATTTAAAGTTTCACCAACAATATTATCAACTAAACCGTTATCTATTCCCGTTAAACCAATATCGCAAGTTGTTCCTGCGGTAAAACAATCAATTCTTAAATCCTTAGGTTCATAAAATGATTCTGAGATTACAACATTATTAGGGTTATATACACCATAGGTTAATGTTAAGTTTTGAGTTGATAATGGACTATTTAAATCAACATTCACTGGTAATTTCTCACCATTGTCTGCACCTATTATATATGGAGAAAAAACTACCTCTTGATTAAAGTCTACCTCATCAGACGCCAAAGACATATCTTGCCCATCATAAATGAGTTGTAACTTTAACTTTGGGTAGTTATATTGATTTATATTTTGGTATGCCATGTGTTTTACTTATAAATACAACAAATCAAAGTATTTATTGTAAAAACTATATCATGGTAGAATTGAATAAAGAGTATTTTGAAAAACCGTATTATTTCTTTTTAAAAGATAAAGGGAATAAAATTGGTATATATTATTCTGTATCTGAAACATTATCTGAATCTAGGAAAGAAGATGAATTTATTGAAGTTGATATATCAGTATTCGAGGAAATCCAAGATTTAATCTCAAAAATTTTAAAATCAGGTAAAAAATTAACAAAACAACAAGTTCATAAATTAATTGATTCTAAAACTAAAAAAGAAACTAAAGATGGTGAAATTGATGAGTTAGTTGATCCTGATGGATCTATAATAAGTTCTAATATACCAGTATTAAATCAAAGAAATTTGGCCAAGAAAACTATGGACCAAACTGTTCGTATGACTAGAGCACAACAATGGCCGTTTATCCGTGTCTACTATGGTGAATCTGAAGATGCGAGAAATAACACATTAAGTGAAGTTGATCAATCTGAATCTTTTGGTTTTGAAGAAACTGAATTTGCACCTACTTATGATGTTGCAAATAAAATATTAAAAAAGATGGAGGTTGAGGACCCTATTGAAAGGGATGAAAGATTAAAAAGATTGGGGTTTGATAGAAATTTAGATAAAGAATTAAAAAACGAAAAGAAACGAGGTCGGTGTAAAATTTGTTTCACAAAAAGAAGATTGTCTGAATTAGAAAAAGAAAAAATGGAAACTTTGATTGATGAAATATTACTTTCAAAAAAATCAAAAGACAAAGAAGTTGTAAAAAAAACAAAAGAAGACGATAAATTATCTAAACCAGTCTCTAAAATTTTAATAAGAAATATTGAAGCAATTAAAAGGCTTGCAGATAAAGAAGGTATTAGTATTGATAAATTGGTAAAACATTTAAAACAAGGTGAATAGTAATTTATATAATAAAACTATTGAGCTACCAAAAGAAGTAGTTGAATATCTTCAAGTATGTTTTGATCATATTCCTAATTCAGACCCGTCAATTGAAGGTCACAAAAGAAATGAAGAATTAAGAGATACTGGATACGTAACATACCAACAACTTGGTAGAATAAAAAATTGGTTTGATAATTATGAAGGTGATGGGACGGACGCTCCTTTTATTTTAAATGGTGCCGACTACATGAAAAATTGGGTTGAGAATACAATTCAAGGACTAAGAAAAAATGATAATTTTTCAAATCAAGTACAAAACGATTATATGCCAAATGAAATAGATGATAAATTAATTAAAGATTTAGGACCTATTGCGGATATGTTAAGACCTTCTAAAGAACATAGCACTTTTTCACAAGATGTTAGAATTAAAGAAGACCTTGACAGAATAAACCAAATAATGAAACAAATAATTTAAAATGCAAACAGAAAGATTAGATTTTAGCCAACCAGCAAATGATTTGACTGCAGTTGCTGACATCCAAAGAAAGAGCCTTCTTGTAAAAAACGATTACAAAACGGTAAATCCTTATTCTGCGGTTAACCCTGATGCTTTGTCAGATGGAGATGAGTCAGGTAAAGGTACAGGAATTTTCTTAGATACAATCAATGGTGGTTCATCAATTGATATTATTGAAAGAAAAAATGAAATAAAAATCAATGAATACCAACCAAACAAACCATATACGACTCCATCAGCATAATGAAACTTTACAACACATTAAATAAACTTATTTTAGAGGTAGCAACAGCTGATCAAATAACTGATGCTATAAGAAATAAAAAAGTATGTGTTATTTATTACAACGGTGATGAACCTGGAGGTAAAGGTTTAAGAGTTATTGAACCTGTAGCTTACGGTTATAGTAAAAGAGGTAACCCCGTATTAAGAGCTTGGGATAGAGAAGGATCTTCTCATAGAGCATTTTTAGGTAAGAAACCTCTTCCGAGTTGGAGATTTTTTAGAGTGGATAAAATGGAATTTATTCGGCCTACTCAAGAAATTTTTGATACTCCTCGACCAGGTTACAATCCTACGGGAGATAGAAGTATGGAAAGAATGATAATTAACGCAGTATTTGGAAACGAAAATATAACATAATATGAATTCAGAATCAGAATTACTACAAAAATTAATGGTCTCAAAAAAGATCATGGAAAAACACAATGACATGGGTAGAGGTCAAGCTCGTAACATAAACATGGGTAATGATTTCTCAAGTCCAATGGTTGAGAATTATGAGGCTCCAGCTGCAAGATATAATTTACCTGCAGATTTAATGGAAGAAACAAGACCTGTATCACAACCAAGACAATCTAATGTACCTATGGAAGATAGAATTGCAAGTTCTAAATTACCTGACGAAATTAAAAGACTAATGATGGAACACCCCATCCAACAACCTACAATGGGTATGTCATCAGGAGCGGTTTTAAGTAATGATTTAGTAGAAAAAGCTTCAAGGTTAATGAATACAAATGCTAAAGGAGATCAAATTATTGAAGGTAAACAAAGACAACAAACACAACAAGTACAAACATCAAGTTCATTATCGGCAAATCAAATAAGAGAAATTGTTAGAGAAACAGTCCAAGACGTTTTAAAAGAAAACGGTCTTTTGGTTGAATCTGAGTCAAATAGTGGGGAAATGTTTAAATTTAGAGTTGGTCAACATTTATTTGAAGGTAAAGTTTTGAAAGTTAAAAAAATCGCAAAATAAAAAATACTTTTCAGGCGTGAAATAAATACTCATCTTATGATGGGTATTTTTTTTTATTATTGATTATTGTGTGTAAAATTCTTAGATTTCTACAAAAGAAATTTATGTCTAAAATTAAAGTATTAGTATTACCTTCCGACACAAGTGGTGTTGGTAAATATCGTTCAGTAGATCCACATATCAATCTACAAAATTTATATCCTGATGATTTCCACATTGATATTGATTATAAACCAAGAATTAATGATTTGAATTATTGGCAAAATTATCAAATAGTTCATTTTCATAGAAATTTTGGTGATTTGGATCAATGTCCAACAATAATTAAGTCTTTGAGGAGTTTGGGTATTATTGTAATTGCGGATATTGACGATTATTGGTTACCTACAAAAGAACACCCAATTCACAACCTAATTATTAATGATAAAATGCACCTTAAGATTGTAGAAAATCTAAAGGCGTCAGATTATGTAACAACAACTACAGAAATTTTTGCTAACGAAATTAGAAAATTTAACAAAAATGTTATTGTTTTCCCTAACGCAATTGATCCAAAAGAAGGTCAGTTTACAGAACCAACACTTCCTTCTGATAAAGTTCGTGTTGGTTGGTTAGGTGGATCATCACATTTACATGATTTAAAGTTGTTAGATGGTATGGTTAATAAACTTTCTCCTCTACAAGAAAAATTACAATACTATCTTTGTGGTTTTGACACAAGAGGAAGTGTTACAGAAATTAACAAAGATACTGGAGAAAAAAGACAAAGACCGATTAAGCCTCAAGAAACGGTTTGGTCGATGTATGAACATATTTTTACAGACAACTATAAAATTATTTCACCTGAATACAAATTGTTTTTAGATAGATTTAAAGAGGAAGAATATCCTGCAATCAAAACTGAAAACTATGTTAGAGTTTGGACTAGACCTACCGATTCATACGCAAGAAATTACGCTAAATTTGACATTTCATTAGCACCAATTAAAAATCACATTTTTAATAGAATGAAATCTCAATTAAAAGTTATTGAGGCCGGATTTTACAAAAAAGCTCTCATAGCATCCAATATAGGTCCTTACACAATTGATTTGAAACATTCATTAAAAAATGGTCAGTTTGTCGATGGAAATGCATTATTAGTTGATGAGTCAAAAAATCATAGTGATTGGGTAAAAAGTATTAAAAAACTTGTTGAGAACCCTAATATGATTATAGATCTTGGTGAAAAACTATATGAAACAGTAAAAGACAAATACGACATAAACAACGTGTCTCACGAAAGAGCATCGTTTTATAAATCATTAATAAAATAATTATGGATCAGAAAAAAGGAAAAATAGGATTTACAGCGGGTAACTTTGACTTGTTACATCCAGGTTACATTTACACATTTGAAACTGCAAAAGAACATTGCGATTATTTTATGGTATTTCTACAAAGGGATCCATCAGAAACTAGATACACAAAATATAAACCTGTCATCCCATTATACGAAAGATATAAAACATTAATGTCAATTAAGTACATTGATGAGGTAGTTTGTTATGACGATGAAGAAGATCTACAAAGATTAATTGAATTTTACAAACCTGATGTAAGAATCTTAGGTGATGATTATATCGGTAAAAGATTTACAGGAGACCATTTACCAATAGATGTTATCTATACTACAAGATCTCACGGATGGTCAACTACAAAAATTAAAGATCTTATTACGATACAAACTTTAAAACAAAATCCTGAAATTATTAAAAAAGTTGAGTTATGATTAATATCCCAATAACAAAAATTTTATTTTTAGATATTGAAACTGTTGGTGGTTGTGCCGATTACCAATCATGCATTCAATCAAATCCAAGAGTTGCAGAACAATTTGACAAATATTTTGATTGGTTTTTAAAAAGATTTCCTGAAGACAAAGAATGGGGGGAAGATAGAACAACCGAAGAACATATGGATATTGTATTTAGAAAAAGAGCAGCACTTGTTCCTGAATTTGCAAAAATCGTATGTGTATCCATGGCTTTTGTTTTAGATAATGGCGAAACCAAAAAACAAACATTTTCGGGTGATGATGAATATAAATTACTTTTGGAGGTTAGGGATTTGTTAAATAGATGTCATAAATTGGATTTTTATCTTTGTGGTCACAACCTCAAAAACTTTGACATTCCGATGTTGGCAAAACGAATGATTGTGAATGGAATTATGCCATCAAAGATTCTTCCTTCATACGATACAAAACCTTGGGAAGTTAAGGCGATTGACACTAAAGAAATTTGGCAATATGGTGCGTACACTGCAATTGGGTCATTAGATTTGATGTGTGCATGTTTAGATATCCCAACACCAAAAGATGGTGAGGTAAATGGAGGAATGGTTCACGAAGCATATTGGGGACACAACAGATTGAAAGAAATATCCGAATATTGTGAAAAAGATGTTGAGGTATTGATTGACGCAATAATGAAATTAAAAAGTTTAAAATAATGAGTAAAGAATTAGATAACATTAACGAGGAAGAAATTAATATGTTAATGAAACTACTTGATGAAATTGAAGTAGATGAATCCGAAGATATTGATTACAATGCGATTATGGATTCTTTTGGAATTGACATTGAGGAATTAGAAAAGGAAATGGAAGAGTACGTCCCTAAAATTGAAATGGGGGTTGTAAAATCAAATGAAGATACGGTTTTTCCATCGTATAATTATGAATCTGATTCAGGATTTGATTTGTATTCAATTGAGGAATGTTGGATACACGCATTTGATAGAAAATTAATTAACACTGGTTTGATCCTTGACATTCCTGAAGGATATGAAATACAGGTAAGATCTAAAAGTGGTTTAGCCCTTAAACAAGGTCTTATGGTTTTAAACTCTCCAGGCACAGTAGATCAAGGATATTTAGGTGAAATCCAAGTTATACTTTTCAACACTACAAATCAAAAGGTAAAAATTGAAAAGGGTCAAAAAATTGCACAAGCGGTTCTTTGTCCTGTTGTATCAGGAAAATGGGTTGAGTTTGTGGAAAAAAATAAATTAGAAAATAAAGATAGAAACGATAACGGTTTCGGATCAACAGGGGTATGATTACAATAGTTTATTCAACACATAAAGACGAAAACTATAATAACAAATTTAAACAACACTTATTACAAACTGTTGGTTTAAAAGATGTTCAAATTTTAGAGTTTGTAAATCACAATCAATATTCTCTTTCACAAGTTTATAATAGTGGTATTACACAATCTATTTATAATATTGTGGTTTGTTGTCATAATGATATTAAATTAGAGAAAAATTGGGGTAAAAAATTATTGGAAGATTTTTCAAATAATAATAGTTTTGGCATAATTGGAAAAGCGGGATCATGTTATTTTCCTGAAACAGGAGTTTATTGGGATAGGATGCATTATACAATGGTAGGTCAAGTTTACCACCACCCTAAAGGTCAAAAAAAATGGTTAAATAAATATTCTTCAAAATTACCATTTTTAATTCCTGTTGTAACAATTGATGGTCTTTTTATTTCTTTTGATAAAAACAAAATTAAACACAAATTTGATGAAACAATTGGTAAATTTCACTTCTATGATCATTTGTTTTGTTTACCAAATTATTTAGATGGTGTAAAAATTGGGGTCACCTCATCTTTTGAGATTATTCATGAATCCGTGGGTCAACCAAATAAAGAATTTTTTGATAGTAAAGAAAAATTTCTTGAGAAATGGGGAAGTAATCTACCATTAGATTTGAAGCCATCTGAAGTCTATGTTCCACAAATTAAAATTAAACCAATAAAAAATGTTGGTAAAGTAGCGGTTATAATCCCAACTAAGGGAAAAGTTGAAATCTTAAAAAAATGTGTTGATTCTTTTCATAAAAATTGTGATGAAAATCTATATGATATTTTTGTTGCCGATACAGGATCTTCGGAAGAAGAAAAAAAATGGGTCAAAGAAAATATTAGTAATATAAATTTAATAGAATATGATTACTACAATTTTGGTAAGATAAATAATGATGTTGTTAAAAATCACATTACTAATGATTATGAGTTTTTGTTATTTTGTAATAATGATGTTGAGTTATTAAATAATATCATTTACGGAATGTTAAAAACTTTTAAAACAAAAACCAAAGTAGGTACTGTTGGTGCTAGACTGCACTACCCAAACAACACAGTTCAACACGACGGAATTTCAATAATAATGAAACAAACCTCTAAGACTATAGTTGTTGATCATTTGACAAAAGAAACATATTATAAATTTATAACCGAAACTCAAGAAGTCGGAGGTAATACCGCAGCATTAATGATGATCAGAAAAAAAATGTTTGATTCTTTAGGTGGTTTTAATGAGAAATTTACACATTGTTTTGAGGATGCATATTTAAATTTACAAATAATAAAAAATGGATATCTTAATTATTGTTGTGGTGAGTGTGTTGCATATCATTACGAATCATTAACAAGAAATATTGATGAATCTAAAAAAGAATATATTGATGAATTTGACCAAATAATGTCTCCATACATAAGGGAAAATTTTGATAAATTTAAAAAATACACTATAATATCAAATTAATATGGAATCAATTATAACTTTTATAATCCCGTCTTTAAATAGACCAACAATTTTGAGAACAGTAGATTCATTATTGAATCAAACTAATCCAAATTGGAAAGCAATTATACTTTATGATGGAGTTGACGGGACTGAATTTAATAATGAAAAAATTAAAACTATCCGATTACCAAAAAAAGGATTGATGGGACCAAACAATGGTCAATCTGGTTTGGTAAGAAATGAAGGGATTAAAATTGCAGACACCGAATGGATTGGATTTTTAGACGATGATGACACTATACATCCAAATTATGTACAAACACTTTCAGAGAAATATCAAAAAAATGATTTTGTTGTTTGGAGAATGAAATATTTAAATGGGTTAGTTTTACCTGGCCTTACCGAAAACGACCTGAGATTCTCTAGGGTAGGTATATCTTTTTGTTTTAAAAGAAGTTTAGGTACAATTTTATTTGATGTGAATCGTGATGGTGAAGACTTTGATTTTTTAATGAAATTAAAAGGTTTAACGAATAATTGGGTCATAACCCCTGAAATATATTATAATGTAAGACACTAATGAAAATACTAATCAAATTTCCAACTAGAGGTAGACAAGAAAAATTTTTTAAGGTTTTGGATATGTATTATTCCTTTGCCAACAATTTAGATTTAATTGAATTTCAAATTTCTATAGATTCAGACGACCTTTCAATGAATAACGATGAAGTTATTCATAAATTCTCAACATACAAAAACTTAAAATACTCAATAGGTGAGAGTGTAAACAAAATACATGCCGTAAATAGGGATATAGTTGTTGGTGATTGGGACATAATATTGTTGGCATCAGATGACATGATACCAAAAATAAAAGGTTATGATGACATTATTAGAACAAAAATGAGAGATATCTATCCTGATACTGATGGTATTCTATGGTTTCATGATGGAAACCGAAAAGACCTTAACACTTTATGTATTTTAGGTAGAGAATATTATAAAAGATTCAACTACATATACCACCCTGATTATAAATCTTTATGGGCGGATAATGAATTTATGGTGGTTGGTAACATTTTGAAAAAACAGACATTCATCGATCAAGTAATTATTCACCACGAACATCCAGACTGGGGTTATGGTGGTGGAGATCAAATTCATAAATTAAACGTAAATAATAATAATCACGACATGGGAGTTTTTATGAGACGACAAAAAAATAATTTTGATTTATGAAAAAAATAATTTCTTTTAGTTTATGGGGTGACAATCCAGTTTACACCCAGGGAGCAATTAGAAATGCCGAATTGGCAAAAGAAATTTATCCTGATTGGGTTTGTAGATATTATATTGGTAAATCAACACCAAATAATATTATTGAAAGTTTGAGAAATTTTGATAATACTGAAGTTATTGAAATGGATAATGAGGGAGATTGGACTGGAATGTTTTGGAGATTTTACCCCGCCGGTGAAGATGATGTTGATGTTGTTATTGTCAGGGACTGCGATTCAAGATTAAACAATAGAGAAAAAGAAGCTGTTAATGAATGGTTAAATTCGGATAAAGGATTTCATATAATGAGGGACCACCCTTGGCACACAACCGCAATACTTGGTGGTATGTGGGGTTCAAAAAAAGGAGTAACTCCAAACATTAAACAACAAATAGAAAATTACGTTAAAGGTAATTTTTGGCAAGTTGACCAAAATTTTTTAAGAGATGTAATCTACCCGACAGTAAAAAATAACTCTTTAGTACACGATGAGTTTTTTGACAAAAAACCTTTTCCAACAAAAAGAGAACCGAAAAGATTTGTAGGACAAGCCTTCAATGATAAAGATGAATTATTACATCCTGAACATATTAATTTAATATAATGTTAGAACATAAAATATATTGTTGGTGGTTAAATAATGAAGATATGTCACAGAATAGACATGTCTCGTTGAATGATTTAAGAAATAAATCTAATTGTGAAGTTATTTTTATAACTAAAGATAATCTTAAAGATTATATTTTACCTGACTATCCTCTACACGAAGGGTATCAATATTTGTCTGAAATACAAAAAGGGGACTATCTTAAATGTTATTTTATGCATCATTATGGTGGTGGTTATTCTGACATCAAAAAAACTTTAGGTTCTTGGATCCCTTTTTTTAATCAATTAAATAATAATGAAAATTTATATGCTATAGGTTATGGTGAAAAGGAACCTGGTCATGTTGCAAGATTAGAAAACTGTGATTTAGACCCAACTAAGTCAAAATATTGTTTGGATTTTACAACAAATGAAGATGGTACCAAATGGAGTTCATCACACATAGTAAGAGAATGGTTTCATTTAATTGGTAATGGTGCATTTATATGTAAAAAAAATACACCATTTACAAGAGATTGGTGGAATGGATTAAACGAAAAGATGGATGGATATTTAGAGGATCTTAAAAAAAATCCATCTTCTTGGGGTAGAGATTCTAAAGACCATATAAATCCAAATACAGGGCAGATGTCTAATTACCCAATAAGATGGGCGGTAATAAATGGTAATATTTTTCACCCCCTTACCTTAAAATATAAGGATCATATTCTTAAAAACTTACACTATCCAATAACAATAAATTACCAATAAACTATAAACAAATGAAAATTAGCTTAGTAATCCCATCAACACCAAATCACTTTCGTTATATAGATTGTATATTAAAAAATTACGAAAATGGAACTGAAAAACCTGATGAAGTAATTATATCCGTATCAGAAGGAAACAGAATTAATTCTCAACTTGTTGAAGAATTAAAATCTAAATATAGTAATTCTTTTGGTCGATTAGAATTTGTGTTAAACAACAGGCAAGTTATGGAGGGTCCTAACAGAGGTATTGGGTCTGAACATACCACATGTGAATATATAACTTATCACGATTCAGACGATATACCTCATCCACAAAGAATAGAAATTATAAAACATTTTTTTAAAAATTACGACATACTACATTTGAATCATTCTTATAAATATGAAACGGGATTTGATGAAATAAAAATTGAAGACATTAAAATTGCGGATTCAAAAAAATTGTATAGTGATCATTTTGGGGATGGGAATTATACTGAAAGACCTTTAAACTATTTTCCTGACCCAAATAATAGAGCTTATGGTTGTTGTGTAGGTTTTTGGGTTTGTGGTGGACCAACAACGATTCATAGAAGTGTTTTGGATCATATTAAGTGGAATGAAAATAGAATCCTATCATATGATTACGATTTTTGTATGGATGTATTATTTAAATTTAATAAATCTATGGCAATTGACTCAACGTTAATTTGGTATAATAAAACGGGTAATGCTTCTTGGGCTTGTTAATTTTATAATTTATGAAATATATTTACCACCATTTAGGTTTAGGTGACCATATAATATGTAACGGACTTGTAAGACATTTTTGTGATTTACATGATGGAATTTCTATATTTTGTAAAACAAACAATTATGAAAATGTATCATGTATGTTCAGAGATGACGATAGAATAAAAATAATACCGTTGAAAGATGATAACGAAGTTATTAATTATATAAATCGTAATAAACTACATAATGATTTAATAAAAGTTGGTTTTGATAGTCTTTGGATTGGTAATCCCAAAACATTTGATATTGGTTTTTATAATACTGCAAATATACCATTTGAGTACAGATTCACAAAGTTTAAGTTTGAAAGGGACTATGAATTAGAAAAACAAATCATGAATGAGTTGAACCCAACAGGGGAGGATTATATATTTATTCACGACGACAAAACAAGGGGATTTTCAATTGACAGGAATAAAATTAGAAAAGATTTAAAAATAATTGAAAATGATGTTAAATATAATTTATTCCATATGTTAGGGATTATTGAGAATGCTAATGAAGTTCATATAATGCAATCATCATTCAAAGATTTTATCAACTCATTTAGACTTGATAAACCTTTATTCTATTATCATACTTATGTTAGGGATTACCCAGATAGTTACAACACAGAAGGACACAATAAATTTATAAAAATTAATTAAATAATGATCGGAGAAAAAATAGAAGATTTGATTAAAAACAAGACACAAAAACTTTTAAACGAAGGTAAAAATGTCGAATTACCTGAAGATATCATTGAGACAGATAATTTAGGTGAAGTGATTGAAAAATTATCAATTTTACATTGTAGAATGTGGTATTTAGAAGATGCTATTAGTGACGCAAAGTCTGATAATGAAATTGCGGAATTGAAAAGAAAAATAGATATTTGTTTTAAAATTAAAAGACCTAAATACGTCCAAGCAATTAATAGAATGGTTGAAAATTCTATAGTGAATAATAAGTCTTTAGTTGAGGATTCTGTTAAATTATATAAAGGGGTAAATGAATAATTTAGTAATTGGGAATACTTCACAATTAAGTTATTATTTCCCAAAAGATTACGAAAAGATTTCCTCAAGAAATTTAGATTTTAATAAAATAAAAGAAAAAAAATATAATAGGATATATCTTTTATTTGCGGAACAAAGAACATTCTTAAATGAAACTTTAGATTTTTTTAAAGAAGTTAATTTTAATTACACATTGAAAGTAATAGACGAGTTAAAAGACGTATGTAATAAAATTGTAATTTATTCTACTTCTGAATTGTGGAATAAATACGATGGCTGTGTGTCGGTAAATGATCCATATAATTATAACCCAACATCATATATCACATCTAAAGAACATTTATGTAATCACATAAATAACAATCGAGAAAACTATAGTAATGTGATCATTATTTACCCATTTAATTTTAACTCAGTCCACAGAAAAGAGGGATTCTTGTTTGGTAAAATATTCAAATCAATTTTGAATGACGAAAAAATTTCAATTGGTAACGTAGATTTTGAAAGGGATTTAATTCACCCAAGTGTAATTGTGAATGAATCAATAAAAACTAATGAGGACATATTAGTAGGGTCAGGTGAGTTATATAATGTAAAAAACTTTATTAAGGATATCTTTACACTATACAATAAAAATTCAGATGAATATATTTTAACTGATAATAAGAACAATTTAAATAATAAACGAAATGGTTACTATAGTTGTAAAAAATATTCTAACTATAATGACCTATTAAATCTTTCAATAAAAGACATATATGAGTATAAAGTTAGTTAAAGACACCATTGATTTTGATGATGTATCATTATTAATTGAGTGGTTAAAAACAAACCCAAGATTAACAAAAGGAGATCTAACAATCGAATTTGAGAAGGCTTGGTCTAAGTGGTTAGGAGTTAAATATTCGGTATTTGTTAATTCAGGTTCTTCTGCAAATTTAGCGGCAATATATTCTTTTATGTTGTCAAATAGAATGAGAAATAAAAAAATTGTGGTACCCGCCGTTTCTTGGGTTACTACCGTAACACCCGCAATACAACTTGGTTTAGAACCAATAATGTGTGAATGTGATGTGGATAATTTAGGTTTAGATATAAATCATTTGAAAGAAATTATTAAAAAAGACGACCCATCTGCAATTATTTTAGTTCATGTTTTAGGGATTCCTAATAATATGGATGAAATTGTCGAACTATGTAATGAAAATAATATCTTGTTAGTTGAGGACACTTGTGAGTCTATTGGTTCAAAATATAACGATAAAATGGTTGGTACTTTTGGTAAGATGTCAACATTTTCTTTTTATTTTGGTCACCATATCTCAACTATAGAAGGTGGTATGATATCTACAAATGATGAAGAATTATACCATATTTTACTATCGGTTAGATCACATGGTTGGGATAGAGATTTACCAAAAGAAACTCAAATTAAATTGAGGGAAAAATATAATATAAATAATTTTAGGGCCCTATATACGTTCTATTATCCAGGTTTCAATCTTAGATCAACAGACCTACAAGCATTTTTAGGATTGGGTCAGTTAAAAAAAATAGATCAAATTGTTGAAAACAGACATAAAAATTATTTGAAATATAAAAATGAAATAAAAAATGATTTTTGGAATGTTTCAGAACCAAAAGGATCATACGTGTCAAATTTTTCATTCCCAATAATTACAAAAAATATTGATAAATTAATTAAAAAATTAAATGAAAATGATGTTGAGTGTAGACCATTAATTTGTGGTTCAATTAATGAACATCCGTTTTGGTATGAAAGATATGGTAAACAAGAATTACCAAATTCAAAATTAGTACATGAGTACGGATTGTATTTACCAAACAATCATCAAATGACAGATGAAGAATTGGATAAAGTTATAAAAATTGTAAACGAAAATATATGAAAAAAGCGTTGATAACAGGTATTAACGGTCAGGATGGTTCTTACTTGGCGGAACTTTTATTAGAAAAAGGTTATGAAGTTTGGGGAACAGTAAAAAGAAACTCCGTTTCTGAAACTCAATCATCAAGAATTGAAAATCTTAGAGATAGTAATTCAGTAAATCTTGAATATGCTGATTTGTCTGACATGGCTTCACTAGTTCGTGTTTTGAGTAAAGTACAACCTGATGAGGTTTATAATTTAGCGGCACAATCTCACGTAAGAATTAGTTTTGACCAACCAATATACACGGCAAATGTTACAGGTGTTGGTACATTAAATTTATTAGAAGCGGTTAGGTTGGTTTCACCACATTCAAAAATATATCAAGCATCTTCTTCTGAAATGTTTGGTAATAGTATTGACAACGATGGTTATCAAAGAGAAACAACACCAATGAATCCTGTGTCACCTTATGGGTGTGCAAAAGTATTTTCATATAATATTTGTAGAAATTATAGAAATTCTTATGGTATGAAAATATGGAATGGTATTTTATTTAATCATGAATCACCTAGAAGAGGGACAAACTTTGTAACTAATAAAGTTGTAAAAGCGGCAGTAAGAATTAGTTTGGGATTACAAGATAAATTACATTTGGGGAATCTTGAAGCAACGAGAGATTGGGGTCATGCAAAAGATTACGTTGAAGCAATGTGGTTAATGTTACAAACTGATAAACCTGATGATTATGTATGTGCCACTGGTATATCTCACTCTGTGAGGGATCTATGTAAATATACATTCTCAAAATTAGGTTTAGATTTTAACAACTATGTTATTGTTGACGAAAAACATTTCAGACCTGAAGAGTTAGAAAATTTAAAAGGAGACTCAACTAAAATGAGAAAAGCTTTGTCTTGGGAACCTAAATACACATTTGAATCTATGATAGATGAGATGGTTGAATATTGGTTAGATTATTATGGAAAATAAAATATTAATAACAGGTGGATATGGTTTAGTTGGTTCTGAGTTTGTCGGTGAACAATATTTCAAACCTACATCAAAAGAATATGATCTAAGAAAAACAGAAGACACTAATAGATTAATGGTTAAACATTTTGATGGTGTCATACATTGTGCAGGTAAAGTAGGTGGTGTTGGTGGTAATATGAATCACAAAGGTGAATTTTTTTACGATAATATAATGATGAATACGAATGTGATTGAGGGTGCTAGATTATCTAAAGTTAAAAATTTAGTGGCTTTTTTATCAACATGCGTGTTTCCTGATCAAGTTGATTATCCTCTAACTGAGAAAAAAATTCATTTAGGACCACCTCATTTCTCTAACGACGCTTATGCATATTCAAAAAGAATGACAGACATTCAAATCAGATCGTATAAAGAACAATACGGATTAAATTATAAATCTGTCATACCTTGTAACATTTATGGTCCAAACGATAACTACGATGTTGTTAATGGACACGTAATACCATCTCTTATACATAAATGTTATTTAGCAAGAGAAAATAAAACCCCACTTAAAATATGGGGTTCTGGAAAACCATTGAGGGAGTTTATTTTTAGTAGAGATGTTGCAAAACTAACTGAATGGGTTTTACACAATTATAATGAAAATGAACCAATTATATTGTCAACTTCAGAGGAAGTACAAATTATGGATGTCGTAAGTATAATTGTTGAATTAATGAATTTTAAAGGTGAGGTAATATATGACTCATCAAAACCTGACGGTCAATTTAGAAAACCGTCAGACAATTTCAAAATAAAACATTATTTACCTAATTTTGAATTTACCCCAATTTACGAAGGTTTGAAAGAAACTATACATTTTTTTGAGAGTAACTATAATAAAATTAGAAAATAATATATGATAAGAAACATACTAGTAACAGGTGGTTTGGGATATATTGGTAGCCACACTGTTGTCCAATTAATAGAAAATAACTACAATGTTATAATTTTAGATAATTTGTCTAACTCAGATCTAACCATGTTAGATAAGATTGAGGTTATTACCAATAAAAAACCAAAACTATATATCGGTGACATAAGGGATAAAAACTTACTTAATAAAATTTTGAGTGAGAATATAATAACTGACGTAATTCATTTTGCAGCATTAAAATCTGTATATGAATCAACAATTAAACCATTAGAATATTATGAAAATAATGTTGTTGGTACAATTACATTATTAGAAATGATGAAAAAGTTTAACGTTAAAAATTTAATTTTTTCATCTTCTTGTACCGTGTATGGTGAACCTGATAACTATCCAGTAACCGAACATACACCAGTAAAAAAACCTAAAACAACTTACGGACTAACTAAAAGTATTTGTGAAACAATAATAGAAGATATCACAGATATCAGATGTGTTTGCTTAAGATACTTTAACCCTATCGGTAATCATAAAACAGGAATTATTTACGAAAAACCAAATGGTGTCCCTGAAAATTTAATGCCATACTTAATAGGTGTTATAAAAGGAGAATATGAATATTTGAGAGTCTTTGGTAACGACTACAATACAAAAGATGGTACTGCAATACGAGATTATATAGACGTTAATGATTTAGCAAATGCTCACGTAAAATCATTAAATGTTGTCAACGATATAACACATGAAATAATCAATGTTGGTACTGGAAATGGGTATAGTGTTATGGAAATTATCAACACATTTAAAAATAAAGGTTATGATGTACCCTATAAAATATATCCAAAAAGAACCGGAGATATAGAAAAAATATGGGCCGATATAAGTAAGTCCAAAAAGATCTTAAATTGGGAACCAAAAAATAACATTTCAAACAGTATAGATTCCATAATAAACTCAATAAACCTTGATGTTGACAAATAAAACATCGTAGAGTAAAATTAAAATATGACAAGAAGAAAACCACAACCAACAGAGGAACCTTATGTACCTTTGAATTCTAAAAGAGATATAATCTCCCAAGTAGTTAAGAAAAAACAAAAAAGTAAATTTCTTACCGAAAATCAAAAAATATATTACGAAACATTATTAAATAATCAAATTACAATCTGTTCAGGTCCTGCGGGTGTTGGTAAAAGTTTTATTGCCATGAAAACAGCGGTAGATCTTTTATTAGATGATGGTAATGGATATGATAAAATCATAATTGTAAGACCAGCGGTTGAGGCAGAAGAAAAATTAGGAGCTTTACCTGGTAATTTAGAAGAAAAATTAGATCCATATATTTTCCCATCTTACTATTTGTTAAATAAAATTATTGGTAAAGAGGCTAGAGAAAAATTAAAAGATGCAGAAGTAATTGAGGTTTTTGCTTTAGCATATATGAGAGGTATGACAATAGACAATTCAATTTTAATTTTTGAGGAAGCACAAAATGCAACACCAAAACAAATGAAATTACTATTGACAAGAATTGGTACCAACACTAAATTCTTTATCTCTGGCGACATTGAGCAAACCGATAGATATAAAGATAAAAAACACTCAGGTCTTTATGATGCGATAACAAGATTTAATGGTATAAACGGAATTGGGATTTTTGAGTTTGGCGATAAAGATGGTGTAAGAAATCCAATAATTACTAAAATATTACAAAAATATGATGAAGATAGGGATTGATATTAATGGTGTATTGAGAGATACGGTTGGTAAATTTACTCAACTATATGAAAAACATTTGATCGAGAGTAATGAAAATGAAGAGGTTATTCAAACAACCTATGAACTTGATATGTCAGGTAATACAACACCAATAACAGAAAATTTAGAAAAATTTGAATATAAAAAAATATCGGATGTCGATTCTTTAGAGTTGGATAAACATTTTTCTTTCAGAAGTAAGGATGAGTTATTTAATTTTATGTACGAAGAATATGCGATGGAATTATTTGGACACGCTCCATCTACAGAAATGACGACATTTAATATACTTAATGAAATTTATTTTAATTTAAGAGATAAGAATGAATTAGTAATTGTTTCAGGAGAAATAGGTAAATCAAAACCATCTTCATTGTTTTTCTTATCAAAATTTGGATGTTTGTTGGAAAAAGTAGTTTTTTTCAGTGAAATAACAAAAAACAATATGTGGGATCAAATAGATATTTTACTTACCGCAGATCCTATTCTATTATTAGAAAAACCTGTAGGTAAAATTGTTGTTAAGTTTAACACTTCCTACAATAAACAAATCAAATCAGATTATGAAATTTCTTCACTTTCTGAATTTGAACAGATAATACAAAACCTTAAACAAAATGTTTAAAATTCTTGGTGAAAATTACTACGTCGACTTAGATAAAATTGAAAAAGAAGTTGAGTTAGTAGGTACAAGTGGGGAATCCCAAATCCATTTAGTTAAATACGAGATGATAAAAAATATGGTAGAAACTATTCTTACTGAAAACGAAGTGGTTGATGAAAATATGGGTTTCAAAACTAATGAAGTTACCCTTCCTTTTAAAATCTCTTTTAATACATTACTAATGAAAAAAATAATAAATAAATTATAATAGATATGAATACAGAACAAATCACAAAATTGGAAAATTCTATCAACAACATGAAAGAAAAGTTGTCTAGAATTTATTTCATAGTACAAGACACAAAAGGAAACGCTAAGGCATCTGTTAGATACATTTACCAAATGGCATTAACATTAAAAAGAAACGGATATAACTCAATTATCCTTCATGAAAAACCTGAATACTACGGTGTTGAGACTTGGTTAGGAGACGAGTATATGTCTGAATTAGAACACAGAGCCATTGAGGGTACTAGTTTAGAAATTTCACCAGATGATTTAATTATCATTCCTGAAATTTATGGTTTTATCATGGACCAAATTACTAAATTACCTTGTGGTAAAATTGTTCTTTGTCAAGCATTTGACCATATATTTGAGACTTTACAACCAGGTCAAACTTGGAGTCAATTAGGGTTCTACAAATGTATCACAACTTCTAACAAACAAAAAGAACTTATTGAGTCAGTTATGAGAAATGTATATGTTGATGTTATTTCACCATATGTTTCAGATACATTCCAAAAAAATGTCTTCCCACCTAAAACTATTGTGAACATTCACACAAGAGACCATAGAGATACGACTAATCTAATCAAAACATTTTATGCTAAATTCCCACAATATAGATGGATCACATTTAGAGATTTAAGAGGTTTGTCTGAAGAAGAATTTAGTGAAGCAATGAAAGATAGTTTTATCTCTGTTTGGATTGACCAAACAAGTTCTTTTGGGACTTTCCCATTAGAGTCTATGAAAATGGGTATTCCAGTATTAGGTTTAGTTCCTGACTATGTACCGTCATGGATGAACGAAGACAATGGTCTGTGGGTAAATAATAAAACAATTATTGTTGATGTATTATCTGATTATATCCAAAATTGGTTAGAAGATAATTTAAATCCTGAATTGTTCTCTAATATGGATTTAACAATTGAATCAATCAATGATTTTGAGAAATTCCAAACAGAAACATTAGAATTGTTTGGTAAAATGTTTGAGAGTAGAATCACTTCTTTTGAAGATCAACTAGAAAAAATTGAAACAGTATAATTATGAGTATCGAAAATAAAATATCAGTTATTTTACCTATTAAATCAGGTAAAGCAATAGACTTCAAAGAGTTCTTTGATAAGTGTATCCAATCAATCAGAAATCAAGGTGATTATTTAAATGAACTAATTATTGTTCATGGTTCTGAAGATTATTTAACTAACTTCTTAAACGATTATGAATTTAGTGGATTGACAGTTGTTAATGAGGTTTGGGATAAAGAACCTAATTTTGCAAAACAAGTGAATAGAGGTGTCGAGTTAGCAAAATCAGAATGGTGCTCAATCGCTGAGTTTGATGACGAGTATTCAAATATTTGGTTTAAAAACGCAACTAAATATATGGATATTTATAAAGATGTAGATGCTTTTTTACCAATCGTTGTTGACGTTGATGATAAGTTAGTTTTCGCAGGGTTTACTAATGAAGCGACTTTCGCGGCAAACGTATCGACAGATATGGGAATTTTGACAAATGAAACATTACAAACATATCAAAATTTCCAAACATCTGGTATGGTTTTCAAAAAAGAAAAATACCAAGAAGTTGGTGGTATTAAGTCTAACATTAAACTTACTTTCGGATATGAATTATTTTTAAGACTTACCCACAATTCAGTAAAAATTATGACAATACCTCGTATTGGTTATAAACACATGAATTTAAGAGAAGGATCTATATTTTGGAATTACAAAAATGGTGATGACAGATTAGATCAAGACGAAGCAAGGTTTTGGATTGAGTCAGCCAAAAAAGAATATTTTTTCAAAAACGAAAGAGATATAAATTATGAACCACAAAATATTTGATGGTAAACAATGAAACTGAAGTTTTAACAGAAAAGAAGAAGAAAGGAAGAAAACCAAAAGTTAATAATTATTTTGATGAACGAGAAGAGACGGCGGTTAAAATGTTTTTAATCGCCGAAACTTATGAAGAAAGAAACAAAATATATAACGAATTTTTGAAAGAACCTTTAGATAAAATGATATCTTCAATTATTAGAAGATATAAATTGTACAGGAAGGATATGAACTACGAAGAAATACACGTAGATACACATTCTTTTCTTATGACAAAGATTGAGAAATTTAAACCTTCTAAAGAGAAGAAAGCATACTCATACTTTGGGACGATCTGTAAAAATTATTTGATGGGTCAAATAATGAAAGATCAAAAAGAAATGAATAGAAAAATATCTTATGAAGATATTTCATCTGATCTTTCCAATAGAGCTGAAATGTCATATTTTATTGATAATGACGAATTAAGTTCTGAAACAATTATAAAAAAGTTTCTTGAGAGACTGAAAGATAATTTAGATAATAATGAGACTAATGATCAAGAACATAAATTAGGTTCTGCGATTTATGACTTATTTGAAAACTATAATCAAATTTTTCACGAATCAAGTAACAACAAGTTTAATAAGAATCTTATCCTTTTTGAATTGAGAGAAATGACTAATTTATCTACCAAAGAAATAAGAAATTCTATTAAAAAATATAAAAAGTTATATTTTGATTTAGTTCAAGAATTACTGAAAGATTGATATTTACTAGTATGCCAAGACCACCAAAAAAAGAGATAAATTTATCGAAAGAGTCAATGTTATCTTTGATGCAAGAAATCTACAATGAATTAGTAGAACAAAGAAACACCGCAATTAGAATCCAAAACAAAATGTTGACAATGATGAAGGAACCTGAGGATATGACTCTTATTGGTCCTGTAATTGAAAAACAACAAAAAATAATTAATGACTGTGTCGAAAAAAAATTAACACTTTCAAAATTACAATCGACAATGTGGCAAAAATCGACGGATAAAGAACAGGACTTCACTCTTTCTGATTTAGATATGGATGATGTGGCAATTCAAAGTCTACTTCAAAAAGACATCAACAATGATGGGACCTATAAAATGAAAAAATAATTTTTATATGGCTGTCGATATTAATGAAGATTTAAAAAAAGCAAGTAACAAAACAGGTGTTTATAAAACTTATAAAGAATATAAAAAAAGTTACGAAAGCTTAAAAAAGAAAGCGGGTAGTTCTCAAGAAACCGCAAATAAATTTTTATCTCAACCACTTACAGATTATAAGAAGTGGAGAAAGAAACACACCGCAAATGCTAAAACATTTTTAGATGAATTAATCCAACAACTCAAACAAACTAAAGGTTCTGGTGTTGAGACTGATAAATTAATCAAAAGAATCTTTTTAAATTCTTTAAAAAAGATTAAACCCCAACTTAAAACAATCTTAATTGAGGAGGCGATAAAAGCTTTGGGTTGTAGTAATACAATGACTACAATACCATCAACATACTATGTTCCAGTAAGGTGTGTCGATTTGTTTGGGTCTTTTGAATTGGGTCCTGACGATAAAATTGGTAAATTTTTCTACGAACAAAAACCTATTCAGTATAATGATTTTCCATTTTCAATGAATAGAGAACTTTACCAAAGAACTCAAAATTTAAATCAACCTTATCAGGCAGTTGCTGGATCCCCATATAGAGGTAAATCAAACCAAAATTTATTTAATGTTACATATATAGAAACCTACACGGATCCAATAACATTACTACCCGTAAATGAACCAACCTTCAAAGTTGACATAAGTACGAGAGTAGGTCTTCCGGCTGTTGATATTTTTTTAGCGGATTATTATGAATCAATAGATATTTTGGATTATAAACAGTTCTTCGCAAATCTAACTGATTACGTTACAGGTGTTATTTCATTTGGTAGAGGTGATGGATTTTTAAAAATACAAACCATTCAAAAAGTTTTATTAATCATGCAAAGAATACTTGGTCTTTGTTCTGACTCCAATAAAGAAATTAATGTGGGGGCATCATCTAAAGTATCTGAAGTTGATAATGTTGATGAGTCATTTTATGAATTTAACGATATTGATTTAAGAATTATAGAACAAAGTATTTCAGACATAAAATTGGGTGTTGTAGAATTTGAGGAATGTGATAACATCAAAGTTCCTTTAAATTTAGAAGCGACGCTAACGGCATTAGATAATTTACAATTTAATGAAGATACTTCAGATTTAAATGAGATTGAAGCCGCATCAGGAATAATCTACCCAACATTAGATGACGGATTTAAACTATCATTAGATGCAGGTTTTTTTGAACAATTTTTAAAAGCTTTAGTCAATACTGTTTTGTCACCAAAGAATGTTTTACCAATCATGACATTGGCCGCGATGTATGACCAACCGTTTTACAAACAAGTTTCAAATATTGAGGATTTTCAAAAAAAGTTTAGAACATTTTTTAATGAATTTATGACTAAAGTTACCGCAATTTTTACTAAGGAAGTTTTTAATGAATTAAAGAAAGAAGTCAAAGCATTAGTAAAATTATTACTTCAAGATATCAACGATGAAAAGATAAAAAAACGTTACAGAATGGTTTTAGCGATTGTTGCAATTATACCAGGATTGGCAGTAATCACTAAAGATTTTAGAGATTGTAAAAGTGTTTTAGATGAACTTCTACAATTACTTAATATTGGGGTTAAAAAAAGATTAAGCGCTTTGGCCGAAAAAGGAGGAGATTTACCATTACCCCTTTTATTATCTGCCAAACTACTAGACGGATATTCACCGACAAGATCATTTTTAAATACTGTTCAAAATTTACAAGAAATTGGTGTACCAACCGGACCAATGCCAGATGGTAGTCCAAATAAATTTTTAGCATCAATTAAAGCGATGATTGATGGTAACGCACAAGAAATTGAGGAGAATGGTAAAGTCGCTATCGGTATTGGTCCATTAACTATAACACCGGCTGGTGTAACAATCCCAAAAGACGCATATGGAAAGTTCATTTAACATTGACGAAAAAAGAATCAAAGCTAACGAGGTTTTATTGATAATAAAAGAACATAAAGAAAGATCAAACAGAGATCTCCAAATTGCAATGGAGTTTATTAATGAAGACCACAAAGTAACTAAAGAATCTATAATAAAACTCACACACCATTTAGATGCATTAGAAAATACCTATAATGTTTTACATAAAGAATATACTGAAAGAACTAAAATTTAATGAGTGAACAAAAGATAATATTTCAAGGTTATGTAATTAACAATCAAGATCCTTTAATGTTAGGAAGAATTAGAGCTTTACCAATAGATCAAGTTGAGGCAGATGTATTACCTACTAATTGGAACCCTGAAAAGGATATTTGGACTGAAAGAGATCCTTTGATTTATTTACCTTTGTTACCTTATTATGTGAGTCAAGTACCTAAAGTTGAGGAGTATATTCACATTTTTTACTATAATAAAGATTATGTTGTAGATAACACTAAATTCTACATTCAGGGTCCTATAACAAGACCTCAGAACAATTTTTACGAAAATTGGCATAACTCTGAGTCAATGTTGGCTAGTGGTGTATTTTTGAAGCAAGCTAACAATATTAAAGATCCTATAAGTTTTGAAATCAAAGGTCAGGCAAAAGGTATTTATCCTGAACCTGGTGATAATGCGTTATTAGGTAGAGGAACCGCAGACGTTATTGTAAAACAGGATGAGGTTTTAGTGAGAGCAGGTAAGAACATACCAACCCAAACCGCAGGATTTAATCTACCAACACCAAGATTAAATCGAGGGTTTTTACAAATATCAAATTTTGATTTAGAAAGAGTTGAAAAAGATCCTATTAAAAAAACAATTCTAAAAAATAAACCTCAATTAGTTAAAAAATTAATTGAGTGGGAAGTTACGAATCAAGTAACTATTACTGGAAATACTTCAGGTGGTGGTGTTACAGGATCTACGTTTTATAACGGTAATATAAGTCTATATTCATTATTACCTAAAGACAAAACTAAAACTAGTGAAATCTATATGGATACCCCGTTAGATCAATATAAAAGTGGACCTGAATATACTTTAGTATTTACAGGAAAAACTTTAGATGAGGGAGTAAAAATTATAAATCAATTTATAAATGGGTTGAATGAAGGAAAAATTAATATTCAAGGGTATGAACAATTTCCTTTTGATAATGATTTGAGGATCTCAAGTCAATTCCCATTCTATTTTAGACCAACAAAAAATAATATTGACAAATTAAGTTCAACAGGATCTACAGATTTCAATATGGTTAACAACTTCTTTACTAAAGTAAAATTATTACCATCAGATAGACAATTTGGTAGTGTTTTAGTTTGGGCTAAAAATGTTGTTGGTCAACAATTGACACCTGAAACAGAAACATTAAGGCAAAATACGTATAACCCTAATCCTGTTTCTTACGGAACAGTTGCCGCAGACTTTTTATATTTATTATCACATAAATCTGACATACCTTCGAAAAGAAAAATTATGTTGGAGCCTAAAGAAACTTTATATGGTATCCCACAACCATATTTTACTGAGAACATTTTGCAAAACACTGATCCTATGGTTAGAGGAAATGAGCTAATGAAACTTTTAAAATTAATAGTGGACTTTTTAGGGGCACACGTACACAACATAAATGAAGCTCCAATTCCAATCGGAGTTGATGGGACTAAATTAGAAGAAATCTACAAAATTCTACAAGACGCTGACAATTCGATATTAAATCAAAATATTCGAATTAATTGATATTTATAAATAAAAGATAAATGTCAATTAATAATTCTTATTTCAGTAGAAACAACACCATAGTTTTTAACAGTTATGTAAACACAGGGAGAAATCCTGTTATGCAACTATATTACGGAGATGGTGGTTTAGTAAATCCAATAGGATATTCTCGTTTTATTTTTGACTTAGATTTAACACTTCTAAGAGAAAAATTGGCAACAGGGATTATTTCAACAGGGTGTACTGATAATACTAGACATATACTCAAAATGACTAACACATCTTCATTTAGTGAAGATTTATTAAACACATCTATGCCTGATGGTAGTCTTAGAGCAACATCATTTGATTTAATTTTATTTAGAATACCCCCAAGAGATTTAGACCCTAACCAACCACAATATTGGGATGAAGGCGTTGGTTATGATTTTTATGATATTCCTGATGGATTGGGTCCTAATAGAGCGTATTCAAATAGGCCATCAAACTGGTATCAAACCACAACTATAGATACTTGGGAACAAGCAGGAATCTACAATAACATGAATTTAGGTCCAGTACCTTTTTCAGGATTAACAATAGTAGATATACAACATTTTGAATTTGGTAATGAAGATATTGAATTTGATATGACTGACGAAATTAATGATTTGTTGATCGGTGGAATTGTTAACCCTTCAGGTTGGGGTATTGCTTATTTACCTGAAGTTGAGAATTTGATGGGTACCACAGGTGCTTATTCTGTAGGTTTCTTTACAAGACATACACAAACATTTTATGAACCATACCTTCAAACAACATATAATGATCTAATCGAAGATGATAGAAATAATTTTACATTAGGAACTGTAAACAAATTATATCTATATGTTTATGAAGATGGTGATTTTAAAAATTTAGATACTCCACCATTAGTGACAATTTCAGATTCTTCGGGAACACCTGTTACAGGGTTAATTAATTTACCATCTTGCCAAAGAACTAAAGGGGTTTATGAAATAACAATACCACCCCTCATAGGATACAAGACCCCATGTTTATTTACAGATACTTGGTCAAATATAAAATTAAATGGTTTTTCATTACCAAATGAGATAAATGAATTTACTATCTACCCAACTAAAAGATCTGTACAAATTGGTACAAATACAAACGATCCCGCACAATATGGGTTTACTTATTATGGATTGAAACAAAACGAAAAGATTTTAAACTCTGAAATTAGAAAAGTTGGTGTCATTATTAAACAGGCATATACAACAAATAAACAGCTTCCAAATGTCGATGGACAATACAGAGTTTATGTTAGAGAAGGTCAAACTGAAGTTATAGTTCAGGATTGGACTAACTTAAATAGGACACCTAATGAATACTATTTTATTTTTGATATGAGAGATAAAATACCTAATGAATATTTTGTCGATCTGAAAGTTACAACATCTGGACAGGTTAATGTTTACAAACAACAAATAAATTTCCAAATCGTAAATGAGAAAGTAGAATAAAGAAGTATTTATAAATAAAAAAGACATGTCAACATTTCAAATACTTTTATGTACTGATGAACAATACGTTCTTGGTGAATCGGGAGAAGAAACTCTAAATGCCGGTGAAACTTGGGCTTTCAGTGGTGCTAATGGACAAATTATATGTGGTACAGTTGTTGCGGCAGCTGCTGGGGTTCCAAACTATTCTGCAGTAACCCTTTATGATGGATGTGGAGAATGTTTAAACGCAACACTTGAGTTTTTTACTGCAGGAACACCATATGAAGCTTGTGTCATATGTTGCCCTTGTGGTACAGGTTCGACTGTTAATTCAGTATCAACCCCTCATCCTACATGGACAGGTTTAAATGGACAAGTAGTTGTTCAAGCAAATGCTGTTGAGTTAGGAGGAATGAACGGATTATACGCTTAATTATGAATGTTTTAGATAAAATCATCAGAAAAGTTATTCAAGAAAATATAGGAGATAAACCATCAAAACAAGAAATGGAATCTTCAAGATATATGTTCTTTTCAAATTTGGAACAAATGAAAAGACAATGTGATCTTCTTTTGGAAATCGATCATAATATGATCGAAGAAATATTAGATCAAGGTCATGATTGGGCTCAGGATCATATTGCCGAGGCAAAAAACAATTTAGATCAAGTTTTTGATTTTTTAATGAATGAAACAAATTCTGAATTTGATGCTGAGATGAAAGATAATGTGATGATGGAAGGTAGAAAAAAAACAGGAACAAAACTTTGTGCTAGAGGTAAATCAGCAGCCAAAGCTAAGTTCGACGTTTACCCTTCGGCGTACGCCAACGGATACGCAGTTCAGGTATGTAAAGGGACCAAACCTGGATTGGACGGTAAAAAAAGATGTTCAGGAGCATATTGTTAAATTTTTTTAACTTCCTTTTTGTTAATCAATATTTTTTTTATATATTTGTAGTTAGAAACATAAACACTAACTATGAAAAACTTTTTTAAAAGACTCTACAAAAGATTTAAGGTCAAAATGGCAAAAAGAATGAGAAAATCTATGCCAACTCATGAAGAAATAGAACCTTATGAAAAAACCGCATTCAAAATTGTTGTGAAAATGATATCACATAAAAAATCTGATTTTATGATTGCACCTATGTCTAACAAAAGGTACATTATAAATGAAGAATTAGGTCTTTTCGTCCTTATTGATTTTGGAAGAGTTGAGATTACTAATCACGTATTTCATTATGATGTAAAAATGAGTAGTAGAGATTTTGAACGTGTTACCTACTTATACGATACTGAAACTGAAAAAAGAAGAAACCTAACTGAAGCTGAAGTAAAATCGAATATTAAAAATTCTTTAGTTAAGGTTTACAATAAAATATCTGAACAATAGTTATTTTCTTGGTTTGTAAGAAGTCATAACAGGTTTTTGTCCTTTACCCGTTTGAGTGTCTTTTTTCTCCGCGGCTCTTTTTTGTTGACAAGCAGCTCTTTTAGCCGAATCTGACATCTTACCAGCAACTCCTGCGGCACGACATTTTGGGTATGAACCTTTAGAAGTGTCGTGTCGTCCACAGGGAGGGTGTTTTCCGTCGACTTTTCTACAAATATTAACCCAAGGACCTTTTGGTTGAGAAGATCCCTTAGGTTTCTTCTTTTTACCAAACCAAACAGCTAAGTCTTCATTAATTGTTTCAGGATAATCAATATCTCTTTTATAAGAACCATCTTTATTTTTTTCCCAAACACCAACATTTCTTTTAATATTTTTTTTCAAGGTATTTTTTAATGATTTTTTATTAAAATCTGTTGGTACCTTTACAGTAAATGGATCTAATTCATTTTTTTTCCACTCCAAACTTCCAATTTCTAATGGAGCATTATATGGTCCAGCTGTAACAGTGGAACTAATTTCGTTCAATAAATTATCATAAGATAAATCAACCCACTCATTAAATTTTACTTTTTTTGTAAAAGGTCTCATTGGACTATCCCCTTTAGGTATTTTATGATTATACATATATTGATTTATAACACCACCATCGTCATCTCCTGTCGCTAAATCAGGATGTTTTTTTATAAAATTAGTTATATTGTTTGCCTCTTTTTCTAATTTCACTATTTGATCCCTTCTTAAATCCATTTTATGGTCTAAACTATCATATTGGACTAATGGACTATCGTATTTAGAAACAGGTACATTAAATGGTGCTAAACTATCATCATTAAAAGGTCTGAAACCTGGTTGTACTGGTGTGACATACGCTCCTGCAGCACCTCCTCTTTGTGAAGTGGCCTCTTTAATAACTTTTTTAATTATTTGATTTAGTCTATCCATTTTATTATAATTATAAATATCTCACTTTTTAAATATGGAAGAAGAAAACAAAATCTATGGTAATTTATTTGGGTCTATTAACTTGTTAAGTGAAGATCATTTAGAACTTATATTAAGTACGATGGATAAAGAACACGCACTTTATTATTTAATTGAATCTGTTAAATCAGCATACTCTAAGGGTGTGTTTACAATTGGTGAATCTGAAGTAATCTCTAAATCTATTAGAACTTTAATAAAATAAAAAAGGTCAGATTTCTCTGACCTTTTTCTTATTCGGTTTTAATTGATTATCTCAATTCTCTCAAGTCGAATGTTCTAACTCCATCAACTGTGATACGTCCGTAGAAACGGTTGTTAACCATTTTCTTAGCGTAACGTGTCATAATACCTTTAATAGGTGTAAAGTTGAATGGGTTGTACATTGTAGGTGTCAATTGTAGAGGTACATACGGTGCGTAGATGTAACCTGTGTCTAACAATGATGTTCCTTTGTGACCGATTAACACTTGGTTAGGCGGGAAGTAAGGATCACGGTAAACTTGGTATCTACCAGATAATGTACCAACTCTTTCAATACCCATGTTGTATTGATCTTGCTCAGGAGCCGCGTTAGATACGTGGAAGTATTCTAAATCGTCAAAGATAGCAGAAACCTCAGATGAAACAACGATCCAGTTAGCACCACCTCTCAAAGTAGATTTGTGGATTTGTGCTGACAATTGGTTGATTGCTGTAATCAAAGTTTGGTTCCAGTCTTTTTGAGTGTAAGATACTTGGTTGTTGATTCTTCTCCATCCGTTGTAATCCCAACGTAATTGCCATGCTGCACCTTTACGTAAGTCACGTAAGATTTCACGGTCAATCTCAGCTGCTACTTGCTCAGATAACAATGCCGTTAACTCAGCTTCAGCGTCGATGTTATGGAATGCTGCAACGTCTTGAGCTAATTCAGGAGACCATTGTGCTCTTAGTTTTCTTTCTGTAACAGATACAGTTACTGACTCAAGGTCAAAAGAAACCTCACCAATTTGATCTTCGAACTCAAGGTTAGCATATCTTCTATACCATGCAGTAAATGAAGTAGCTGATCCACCTGATGCGATTGTAGTACCTGTGTAACCATCTAAAGATGTTGCGTCACAGTCAGCACATACAGGACAAGAAAGGTCAACTTCTAACCAAATACATCCGTTAGCGTCACAAATGTCATTATAGTTACCACCGTTACCTGTTGGAGGTGTGTAATCTACAGTGTTGTTATCACCTGCGTTTCTGAATTGTGTGTTTGCGTTAGTTCCGTATTTAACAATACCTTTACCATAGATTTGAGTTACAACTCTAAACAATAGAGGTGCGTATACTGTAGATCCGTTGTAAGTAGTTGTTGTCACACTACAAGGTGAACTTGTGTTAGCAGAGAACCCGTTAGCTGCGTACAATCTAAGGTCAGAAAGGAATGATTCTGTATCCATTTCGTTACCGTCAGGACCAATTAATTTACCTGCTCCTGCACTTGCAAATCCACAAAGTTTAACGATTACTTTTCTATAGTTTCCAGCTGGTATAATTTGTCCTGATCCAATGTTAGCGTCAACCAATGCTGATCCAGCCCAAGCTTGAACAGATGTAGTTGCAGTAACTGCAGTCCATTTACCTTTAGAGTAGTCAAATAATCCTGGAGGATCTAAAGACGCTTCATTACCTTCATAGAATAAATCATAAAGATCTTTCTTGTAATAGTAATCATTGTCAGGGTATCCTTGATTAGGATTGTTTAATCCTGCGTTAACAGCTTCAGGAGATCCAATAGGCGCGTAGTGGTCACCACCAGCAGTACTGTTAGATTGAGGTGTCGAGTTAGGATATAAGTTAGCATACTCAGAAGATGCGTTTGCATATCCTTGGATTCTTGGTACAAAGTAGAACAATTTACCAATAGGTAAGTTCATAGCTTGTACTGATACGATGTCGTTAGCTAACAATTTAGAGAAAACTCTTCTTACGATTGGGAAAACAACTGTTTCGAACGCTCCGTTTGATTGGCCGTCAGAAGTTGCTTCGTTGATCAAGTAAGATGCTTGGTTTTCGTATAATTGTGCAACGTTTTCTTTTAAGTGACCTTTTAGACCATCCAAAAAGCCTAATTTGTCCCACTTGTTAATTGTGTCTTCTTTGATAACTTTAAGGTGTTTCAACCCGATGTTACCTACAAGACCTGATTCTAATAATGCTCCCATTTTTTTAGGTTTTTTATTTTTAGTTTATGTTTATTTTATTTTTCCCATTAAATCCTTCATTCTCAAGAATTGAGGATTTTCATAAGTTTTTGATTCAATCAAATTCACTGCCGATCCTGTTTCAACAGTTCTATTTACAGTTCTTTCAATTGACTCAGTTAATTTTTGTTCTGATGAAGAGCCAGTTGAGTTTAACTCATTTTTAATAACTCTGTACAGATTTTTTGATTCTTTCAAAGATTCAACATTATCAAATCTTCTTAAGATGTTAACTTTTTCTTGTTTAGTAGTTGAATGTTCAGTGAACAAACGAGTAGCGTATGCCAAATTAGAGTTAAACACAGCAACTTCATTCAATTTAGTTCTAAAAACGTCAAGTGCTTTTTTGTACTCATCATTTTTATTTTTCAATAATTGAACTTCTTCATTAACTCTTGTGTTAGGTCTTTGTCTAATTTCTTTTCTATTCACATTTTGGTCAGAACCTTTTCTGTTACCAACTTTGTTAGCTCTAGGATAACTATTAGTTCTCACAGCTTCTTTAGTTTCTTTCTTTTCATAGTCTTTATAGTGACCATCTTTATCACCTACTTTGTGACCTTTACTTCTCTTGTAGTCACCTTTGTTACCACCCCACTCTTTTTCTTCTTTATATTCAAATTTAGCTTTACCTGTACCCATAGCCTTAGTTCCTTTTCCAAAAGCTTCTTTTCTTTTTTCATTGAACCCTCCGCCCATGTTAGGTTTTTTGTCATAGCTAAATTTTGGACCTTTTCCAATTCCAACACCTTTTGGTTTAACAGATTTTTTAATTGATTCCATGATACCTTCCATGTCAAACTCAGCTTCCATTTCCATCATGTCATCATCCATTTCCATCATGTCGTATTCCATCATGTCATCATCCATTTCCATCATGTCATCTTCTTCTTCAAGACCTAAACCGCCTTTGATAGCACCTGTTGCAGCACCACCCCAAGACCATTCGTCAAGTTCGTCAGAGTCCATCATGTCGTATTCCATCATGTCATCATCCATTTCCATCATGTCATCTTCCATTTCCATCATGTCGTCGGATCCGTCCATTTCTATTTCGTAAATTGTTTCATTCATATCTTCTTCAGATTCACCCAATTGGATCATGTATTCGTTATCACCGTCTGTAAGATGAACTGTATTCTCACCTTCTTTTTTCACAACGATTCCATCATTATCACCCATAGCTTTAAAAACTCTTAAGACTTCAGCGTCAGAAGCTCCTGTCATATCGATAGTTTCTTCATCTTCCATTTCGTCTCCTTCCATGTCCACATCTTCCATTTCGTCTTCACCTTCCATATCAGAATCTTCAGTGTCCATTTCCATTTCAGCATCAGCCTCCATATCATCGTCCATTTCTTCATCTTCCATTTCAGTTTCTGTGTCCATTTCAGCCTCTCCACCTGTTACGGGTTCATCTTGCTCATCAATCTCCTCATCTTTTTTTGATTCTTTAAGAGATTCTTTTACTAATTGTTTGATTTCTTCACTCATCGTCGATTGAAGTATTCCTTTTGCATTTTCTTGTAAGGTCTCTTCCAAATTTCTAATTTGGTAAAGAGCATCCTCTACTACATTTTGGTTATTTGCCATATTTGTATTTTTCATTTATTATCAAATAAATATCATAGATTTTAAAAAAAATTTATTTCTTGGGTATTTCAGACAAAAAAAAATGGGAGAAGACATTTTTGTCAACTCCCATTCCTTTAAATTCTTGTTACTATTAACCTTCTATAACCTCATCAATTTTTGATTCGACGATTGCGGTGATTCTCCAATCCATAGAATAATTTTCGTAAACCTTGGTAACTTTAGCTTCAACATCAGTAGGTGAGTACCCACGAACCAATTTTTCTTCTCTCAGCTTTTTAATCTTACCTGTGTTCTCATCAACCATATCAGTGGTGATTTTTGCTACAAAATATTTTTCGTCCATAATTAATTATTTATTCAAATAATCGGACAATCTATTCATTAAGTCAAGTGATTTTGATCCTGTTTCACCAATATGTCTTTCGGCTTGCATTTTTTTCTCCTCATCTAAATTCTCTTCGTAATTCATTCTTTCGTCTTTATCTCTGAAAAGATATGCTCCTGGCGTGGATGGAGATGATACTAAGTCAAAACAAATTAATTCAAAATCATCCTGTACTTCGTTTTGTTCACCAACTTTTTTAAGAGACCCAACACCACGAGAAGATATACCTAATGTTACACCTTGACGAAGATAGTTAGCTGCTAAATCCCCTTTTGTTGATACAATCCCTCTTTCGTGAAAACCAGGACTTGTAAGTAATTTTAATTTACCTAATAACACAGGACCCTCCCACCATATATCGGTAATGGCGTGGGATACTCGATCTAAATCTATTAGAGATGATTCAGGGTGATTTAACTCAGAAAGAGCGGTTCCTTTTTGAATCATCTTTTTATAATTGTCAGCTTCTCTTTTGAGAATCTTTTCAGGGTAAACTCTCCCGTTTCTATTTGGGGTATTGTATTTTTGTAATACCGCATAAAACTCAAATGGTTTTGAATGGTCTAACATATCTCTGTTCTCTCTAATCATAGATAAGTTTCTTCTTTCATTTGGGTCTATATATCCTGCGTCATACTCAACAAGAATCCCTTTTCCTGAATCTCTTGGTCCTAATATTTTTAAATCGCTCATTTAATATTTTATTTATAAATACTAAACAGTTTCAGTTTCTTTCTTAACAAGTTTTTGATTTCCGTTTTTTGTAAGAAAACATTTGAAGTATCTGTTTTTACTAAAAGCATCACTGTAAACTTCTTTGATTAAATTTTTAACTGATTTTTTTAATTTTGGTGATTTGAAATCCATTGGTTCTAATACAAATAAATTTATTTCTAAATTCATGAAGGATTTCTTTTTTAATTGTAGTCCGCTTGTTCTGAGGTCTAAATCTACAATAAATTTTGTGTCAAATGTATCTTTGTTTATATTTTCTAACACACAGTGTTTAACTGATCTTGTCATATTTAAAACAACTCTGTTCCAATTTTCCACTTCTTCTTTAGGTTCTACCCATGTTTGGATGTTGATGTAAATTGACTTTAAGTTTTGAGAATCAATAGTCCCATACTGGGCTTTGAATGTTCGATATCCACTTAATTTTGTGGTTTTTCCTTTTTTCATAGAATTTTTTCATGCTCTGAATGTTTATTTTTGATTAAATCTAACAAATATTTATATTTATATCAACAACCAAAAATTTTATGTTATTAGTAGAAGTAAAAAAAGGAAACATTGAGAAGGCCCTAAAAGACCTGAAAGGAAAAGTTATTAGAACCAAACAAAACTCAGCTTTGTTTGAGAGAAAAGAGTTTGTAAAACCTTCAGTTAAGAAAAGAGCCCAAATCATTAAGGCTTCCTATATTCAAAAATTAAAGTCCCTCGTTTAGTTTTCCTAACTTATAGTAATTCAATTCGTTAAACGATTCGTTTTGCAATTTGTTTAAAACTTGATCTATAGTCTTTGACGTTTCTTCGTCTGAGCTATCTTTTTGCGAGTTTAATTTTTCAAAAACATCTGACTTCAATTTATTATAGTTTTCAATCAAAGTTTCTTTTGGGGTAGATAACAATTTCTTTAATTCTTTTCTTTCAGATTCAGAAAGTGACTGAATGTATTTCTCAACAGTTTTGTTTGCAACATTCACCATAGATTTTAAAGGTACATTAATTATCTCTTTTTTTTCTTGTTCTTTAGTTTTTAAATTTTCTAAAATAACTTTCTTACTTTTAATTTTGTTTTCTAAAGTTAAAACATTTGTTGAGAATAGATTGTCAATTTCTTTGTATGTATTTTCACACTGAACATGACCAACCCACATTTTAAGTTCTTTCACACTGAAAGGAGAAACTTTATTAAATAAGTTTTCGTATGCGGTTATTGATTCATTTATGAATTCATTTGCAATACTTTCCTGAAGACCTTTATTACTTGATAATTCGTCGTACAAGAAAAATATTTTTGATATATTTTTGTTTTTTAAAACTAACTCTTCAAATACGAATAAGTTATCCTTTAGAGTACCTTTTTTATAGGATTCAGTTAAATGTGTTTCTATTTTTGATTTTAATTCTCCGAACATTTTTGTTTTTTCTAATAAATATCAACTTAATTTGTTTATTTCGTCATATTCAGTATCTGTTGTTTCTTCATCTTAAGAAGAAACTTCATATTTTTTTCAGTAAAATTTTTAAATTTACTCATGTAAATAAATATTAATCACCAAGAAGTTTATTTAATTCATCTTCAATAAGACCTAAAGATCCGTTCATTTTTTTAAAATCTAAAAACTCATCTTCATCAAAATCATCATCTTTAGATTCTAATATTAGTTTATTTTTTTCTTTTCTAATACTTTCAGGAACCGTTGGTGCCGCTTCTGCAGGTGCTGCTTCTGCAGGTGCCGCTTCGGCTCCTGGTGCTGCTCCCTCAGCCCCTGGTGCTGCAGGTGCTGTAGGTGTCATTGTTCCACCTGTTACAGGTTTATAAAGTCTATCTACAGTATCAAAAATACCTGTTTTTGTGATAATTGTTGCGGTATTATCAAGTTCAGTAGAAACCGCTCTCTCCATTCTAATTTGTTGTAACTCAAGTTTAATTTCTTCATCTGAGAAACCAAAGATATGTTTCTTCGCCCAAGTAGCTGAAACAGGTTGGATTGATTTTGGAATTTCACTAACCATATCTTTGTATAGTGTTACTTTTTCTTTCCAAACATCAATCATTAACAAGTCGGCTTGTTTTGATGGGTTTGTAAGTTGTAAAGTAAAATTTGACAACTCATCCTCAAATCCCATAAGGAATAAGTGGATGATTGCAATTTTGTTCATTTCTGCAATTGCAGATTTTTGAATTCTATTGATTGTTCTTGCAAAACGAATATCTAATAATGATAAGTTTTTACCATCACCTACAGGTTCCTCAAATCCTAAATAAGCTTTAGGAATACGAAGTGCTGTAACTAATTTCTTTTGGATATATTCAATATCTGCAATTTCAGATAAGTTTTGTGCTCCCTGTAAAGTTTCAATCGGACTTTGTTGTGCCGGATCACGTACAGGAATAAAGTAATCTTGATCTACCGCCATTTGGTTAAATCGTAAATCCACATTTCCTGTTTTTCTATCAACAACTTGATCTCTTTTAAATTTGTTTGCAACTCTTTGTACGTATGGTTCTACGTCTTTGTCATCCATGTTACCAACGTAAACTTTAAATACTCTTCTTTCAGGTGCTCTTGATGTTCTATAAATTAACATCGCATCTTCTGCCAATACCAACTGTTTCCAAATACGACGAGCTTTTTCTAACATCGATGTTCCATAAGGTAGTTTTCTATCATCACCCAATAATCTAAAGTGAGCGACCTCCCAAGTATTAAATTCTGTGTCTCTTGATTTCCACGAAAACTTAAGTGCCTTTCTGTTTAAATTCATTGTTGCTTGATATGTTCTTGAGTCAACTCCTCTTTCTAATCTTTCAATTTCAATATTAGGTAGTTGTAAACATCCTGTAACTCCTTTTTCAGGGTCCAATTTTAAATAAACAAAATTATCACCATACTTACACATGTTTCTAATCCACATAGGTAAGTTGGTGTTTATATCTAAAGTATTGATGAATAAATCAACTAATATACTTTTTATTCTTTTGGATTCTGAGTAAACCTGTAAAACATAACCGTTTTGATCAGGTGTTGTTGATTCCTCAGCATAGATATCTAAAGCAGTTGATATCTCAGGAGTATATTCCATCGATTCATAGTCATAGAATGCTGCTAATCTTGTTGGTTCGTAATATACGGCTTGAGTATATAAATTATTTTCTACTTTAGCCCAATTACCACTTAAATAAAGAGATTGCTGATTTTGAAGTTTTGCCTTTTCGTATTCAGCTTTATCTTGAGTTTTTAAAATTTCTTTTTTATCTAACTTGTAATCAGGTTGACCTTGACCTAATGTAGAATCAGGTCCAAAAGTCGTCGCTAACCTTTGCCAAACCGTTAGATTTTTATTGTTATTTTCCATATTAAAAGTTTAACTATAGATATAAATATTTCAATAGTTAGTTAGTCGTCGATCCACTCAAAGATTGTAACGCTTCTTTTTGTGTAGGCGTTAGATCATAAGGGTTTGTTTTTTTAAAAGTCACAGGAAATACTTTTTGTCCTGTTGTCACTTCACCTGAAACAACCAATCTTGATCCATTTGCAATTCTACCTGTTTTTGCTCTAAAATCTAATCCCATAATTTTATTTCATTAAACCACCAAATAACCAACCATATGTTTGATAGTCGTCTCTTGATGGACCATTATTATGTAATCCCATTCTATCTCTAAGTACATTCTGATTGGGTATTACAGGATCAAAATGTGCCTCTTTAGCAACCGCATCATTATTTACGACAGCCCAAGACTCAATCATATTTTTTGTGTGTTCAGTAGCTCTTTCTAATTTTGAAAATGAGGATTCTCCAACATATAACGCCATTGATATACCCATAATAAGGTCATCGTGTTGACCTTTTTGGTGGTCAGGTCTACCGTTTATGTAGACAAATGTGTTCATCTCGTTATACAAACGAACACTTCTAATACCAAATTTATGTCTTACACTTTCCTCAAATGCCGCAATAATCTGAACTCTTTTATTGTTAAAGTTAATACCTGGTATCTTATCAGCCGAAGTTTTATTTACCGCCCATATATTCATAGAATCAACTCCATCAATATATAAACTTTTATAACCCAACTCTTGCATTTTTCTAACTGTCGTTATACCCATACCACCGGTAATATCGACAACAACAAACGCATTATACATCATGCCCCACTTATATGCTACTTCCGCCAAAGTATCAGGTGGAATTTTTCCTACATATTCTAAGACTTGTTCTCTTTCGTCAAAATCAATTATTTGAATAGATGAAAAGTCTTCACTATCACCTCGAGAAACATCGACACCCATAATGTACTTGTGACCTTCAATTGGTTCTTTCCAAATCCATAAGGAATTACCCATAAGTTTCGAAGGTGGTTCTTGTATTGTATTTTCTTTAATAAACTCTAATTGTTTGTTATCAAATACGTTGTCTCCCGAACCTAAAAATTCACAATTTAACTCTTGGTTAATTTTACGTTTATCGTATTTAAGTTTTTTAACCATTTTTTCATACCAAGAAGAACAAGGTTTGTATCCTTGACTAAAAAAATGTTTCATTTCATCATAATCCCTATTAAATGGATCAGTATGAGCCCAAGAAATATTTTTTGATTCATCAAAATCTTCACGATTTAAAAGATAATGAACAATATCATCGGTTGGTACCAAATAAAGATCCTTGGCATATCTTGGATCTCTATACCAATACATCTCAGAAATTTTGAAGTTATTCATTCCTTTCAATGATTGGTCATATATTTCATAATAAATTGGGTCATATCCGTTTGGTGTAGAAACCACAATTACCTTACCCCCTGTGGATAAGGATGCCATACAAGCCGCCCAGAAATCACTATCGGCTTCGATAAACGCCGCTTCATCAAATACAAGAATTGTTGGGGTAAATCCACGAAGGGCATCTTTTGATGTTGCCACCGCTTTAACCTCAGATCCGTTATTTAATTTATAATGTCTTTGTGAATTTTTATCGTTTGAGAATCCAGCTCCCACCCAATTTGGCCATTGATCAACAAAGGCTCTAATCTTATTTGCCATTTCCATTGACGTATCAAGTTTGTTGGCAATAATTAGAATTTTTTCAGGTTGAGTTTTTTTAGCAAATACCAATCGTTTAGATATCCAAGCTGCGGTTACTGTTGATACTCCGGCCTGACGATACTTTAACGCAATGTTTTCTTCAAATTTTTCGTAGTCATCTAACAATGATACTTGATCAGGAAATAGTTCCAAAGGAACGTATTTGGATACTGTGTTATCGTATGTTTGTAAATATGTTTTTAGAGCGTATGGAGTATCACTCATACATCTAGCATATTCAATTAAGACTTGTTCTTTAGTTAATCCCATATTACATAAATATCAATTCAGGGATTTTGTTGTAAAGTCTATTTTTTACCAATAGAAAACATTTTACCTATAGGTAGTTCCATTGGTGCCTCAGCAGAAAACATAGTAACTTTTTTTGGTCTACGAATTATCATAGACTTCATTTTTTTAGATTTTTTTTTTACTGTCTCAATAATATCTTTTTTAGTCATTTTTGGTGAGATATTATTATCTACCATTTCAGATATTTTTTTTTCCAGAAATTTTTCAAACTGTTCTTTTGTTTCCTTCTTTTTGCTTTTGACAGTTTTTTCAGGGTGTTTTTTTTCTGGCATATTTTTATATTGTTTTTTTGACGTTGAGTCAGAAAACTCTTTTGCCATTTTACACCACTTACATTTCTTATCTGAACATTTGTTACAACGAGCCCAAAATAAACCTTGTTGAGCTTTAGACTCAAACTTTTCAGTGATTTCTGACTCTGCCATACCCATATTGGATCTGTTGTTATCAGAATCATCGTCCATACCATCAGGTGCCATATCATTAGCCATGTGAGGGGCTTCTTGGCCTGTGTATTTTTGTAACTCAACATCTCCTTGAGCATTTGATGAAGTAACATCATCAGTTTCATCTTCAGACAATTCTTTTTCAACAACTTCAACAGTACCTGGTTGTGCGTTTGGTACAGGTTTTAAACTTACGGTAGTTTGACCAGGTTTTAAAGGAATGTTACCACCTTTAGGGCCTACAATAGTTTTAGTTGTTTGTTGTTGTTGGACTTGCTCGTTGTTTTCTTCTTTTTTCATTTTTTTAAATTTCTCAAAAAGAAGATTTATTTGAGATTCAGTCATTACTGATACAGTCTTTGATGAAAGACCGTTTTCTATTAAAAATTTTATTTTGTTATTAGTTTTCATATACAACTTCTTTTTCGAATTGTAATACTATATCTCTTTCATATAGTTTGTTTTTAACAGATTCTTCGTTTTCTCCAAATTGGAATACCAATCTTTTAACAATAGAAAAATCCACATTATCTGTTTCTTTTTCCCATCCTAACGCAATTACTCCGTCCATAGAATCAATAACTGAAAATACATCAGAATCTTGAACCAATTCGAATGTTACCTCTTCATTAATCAGTGTACCAACTTTTTTAATATACTCTAAATCAGGTGGTAAAGGATATCCATTTGCCGGTTTAGATTCCCAATTTTCTCCAAATACTTCTAAAGTGTCAGAAAAAATAAATTCATAAATATTGTCCCCTTTATAGTTAGGACCTAAACCATTAATATAGATTAATTGATTCATAAAATGTTTCCAGTTCTTGTTATTTTAACTTCATTGATTCCTTTCTTGAAAATCAAATTTTTCTTTTCAGACAAACCAATAAGTTCTACCCTTGGGTTTTCCGAAATAAATTCAAGAGCCGAATCCATTTGATCTACAGTTTCAGAAAGTCTTATAACATTCTTTTTATTCAATTGGTAATTTTTATTAGATTTCAAATTTTGTTTTTTTACTTCTTCTTCTGAAATTGTAAAATATCTACTTAAGACCTTATCTACTGATGATTCACCAAAAGTTCCGTGTGTGAAAGCGTCTGTTTCAGGATAGAAATGTCTTTTTCTTCTACCTTTTGATGCGTAATCTTCTTCATCAATTTCTTCAAAATCAATAACATCATAGTCATCTTCATCATCTTCTGTTTGTTCACCTGTCATACCTCTCATTGCGGCATTACCATAAGCAGCTGGTAAGTAATCTCTAAAGGCGTCGCCATAACTTCCATATTCTTCGGCCATTTCAGGTGATGGTATTTCTTCTTCACCTTCAGGTGACGGTGGAGGGGGAACCATTTCTTGTTCTTCCTCATAACCTTCAACTTCAGCCTCCATATCCATTTCTTCATCACCACCTTCTTCATCTTCATCACCACCTTCTAATTTTGAAATGATTTCTTCGATGTCGTCCTCATCTAAAACGTCAACATCAAGTGCCGATAAAATTGAATTGATTACGTATTTAACGTTTTGAGAAGAAAGTTCTTTTTCTTCCTCATAAGATCTAATTTTTTGTGCTAACTTACCAACAAGAATTTGTATTCTTTTAAGGTCTGAAACTTTCTTTTCTTTTGGTTTTTTCTCAACGTCAATTTCTAGTTCCTCTTCGCCTTCAGGTGCCGGTGGCATTTCACCTTCTTCTCCTTCAGGTGCCGGTGGCATTTCTCCTCCTTCTTCAGGGGATGGAGGTAATTCACCACCACCTTCTTCAGGTGCCGGTGGTAATTCTGTTCCTGCATCGGGAGCTGGTGGTAATTCGGCTCCTGCATCAGGTGCCGGTGGTAATTCAGCCCCCGCATCGGGTGCTGGTGGTAAAGCCGCTCCTGCATCAGGTGCTGGTGGTAGAGCCGCTCCTGCATCAGGTGCTGGTGGTAATTCTCCACCCGCTTCAGGTGCTGCCGCTTTAGGTTTTTTAGTTTTTAGTACGTACTTTTTTTTTTGCTCTCCAATAAGGGGAGTACCTTCTTCGTTTTCAAAAAGGGTATTAACTTCTTTTGTTATTAAGTTAAGACGTTTTAAAGCCTGAGAATAAGATGGATAATATTTTCTACCTTTCATTGGTTCAATATAGTCGAACTCAGATTCATTGATAGATTTTTTGATAATATAACCTTGTCTTTCTTTAGCGATTTCATATGTGTTACCATCAGCCAAATTTATTCTATATTCGGATGACTTTGTCTCATTTACTGATTGAGGAATATTTTCATTGTAACGAGCAATTTCCATTATTCGTCTGATTTTATCCATTCCCTCAAGTTTTTCACTTCCAATAGGTCTAAGTCCTGCCATATTTGTGTTATTTAATGTAAATTATTTTTTCTTAATAAATATATCGATAAACGTAATTATTTTTAATTACCGATTTTTATTGTTTCATCGACAATTTTTTGTCTATAAGATCTGTTGGTAATTCGTATAACTTTTCAATGTACCCATTTCTTCTTAGTAATTTGAATACTAAATTTTCTAAAGACATCTCTCCATTTTTTTCGAGTCCGCAATTTCTAAATTTCTTTAATTTTTCTTTGTACTTTTTAACTAAACGTTTGATCTCATCTGGATCTTCATCACTTATATTATCAATTACACCATCGATAATTCTCATCCATTGATTTGCTTTTTCTTTAAGAAGATCAATATCAATACTTTTATTCTCAGATTTTTTTGGTTCATTAACCCACATATCATACAGAACAGAATATATACCACTACTAAAAGTTGTCTCACTTTCACTTTGAACGAAACATTCAACATCGTACCCAAATAGTTTTATATTGTGTCGATCATTAAATATTATTTTTTTCAAATCAAAAAATTCAACGTATAGTTCTTGTGAGTTGTTTGGGAATTGGTTATAGTTTACAACTATATGTAAATCTATATCTGAAAACTTTGACCAGTTGTAATTAACTAATGATCCGATCATAATTATGTCAGTCACAATTACATCAACACCTAAAAAATCTATAAAGACATTTGCGGTTTCTAAAAGTTTCTCTCTTACTTCAGGTCTCATCATATATGACTTACCTTCCTTCTCCCAAATTTTAGGATTAAGATTGTCTTGAGATTCAAAACTTTTTATAATTTCTGAAGTATCCATACAGATAAATACTTTCTAATTATAGTTTCTTATATGTATGTGCTTTGGAAATATTTTTGTTAAAGAAGTTTCCTTGAGATTCTGCCATTCTAAATTGAGTGTATGTTTGATGTGGTACTTCACTATACTCATATCTTGCTCCGTTTTTAAACTCCGCAATCATTTTTTTTGTTAATGTATCGTATTGTGTTCTTACAATATTTGATGATTGGACTTCATTTAAAATCGTAGTTCCGCTAATTATTTCACTTGTTATTGCCATTTGGATTTGGTTTTCTTAATGGGGTTATGTCATCTATATGACGAAGTTTATCCATAATATAATAACCAACTTCGTCTCCGTCAACATCAAAACCATAATCTCTAATTGTTTGGTCTATTTCTCGAATCAATGGTTGGATGTTTCTGTGATAAAACATTAATTCTTCAGGATAATACGGAGGTTTTTCAATATCCTTTTGTGTCCACCCTTCTCTTTGGAATATTTCTCTAATCTTGAGATAATTTTTTTCTAACTCTTTTGTTAGTCCCAAAGACTCTGCAAATTTTTTCCATGACTCCATAGGTATAAATATGCGAAACAAAAAAATCCACCCGAAGGTGGATTAAATTTATTTAATATTAATAGATTATTTCACTTGTTATTACCATAGGTTTTTATTTAAAAAATAATTTGAAGAAAAAAACAAAAGTGAATGAAAAATTTAATTGTCGTATAATGGAGTTGTCGCCCTATAACTTAATTCTAATGTTGGGTGATATGTTATACAAAACCTTTTTAACATCAATCTCATATTTTCGTCTTTTATTTTAAAATGTTTTCCTGTTTCTGTTCCCGTTGAAAGAGGTAAGTCGGATAATGTTTCTAAATCTTCACAAGTAACATTATAAAATTTTCCATTTATTTCTATTGCAATTTCGGAGTTTGGATTCCAAGACTGTGACTTATTAACCCTCCCAATTTTGCTATCTCCCAAATTATCGTATGCCAAATCTAAAATTTTGAGGTAATTCGCATTTTTTCCTGTAGAGTCATCATATGTTGGCACATCTACACCATTAATTTTTACTGTTTTTGTACCTCCACCACCTGCAGCAACTGGTTGAGTTGTCACTGTTGTTGCTTGTTCCGAGATTAAAGGTCTAACATCACCCATGGTAGACTCTAATAATTGTTTAAATCTATTTACATTCATAATTTTTTGTATTTGATAATAAATATTACAAATAAAAAAAAATCCACCATAAAGGTGGATTTCTAACTTTAAAATTTAAGAGATTATTTCACTTCCTCGAACTCTACATTTGCAAAGTCTTCTTCCGTTACTTCATCGTTGTTTGTTTGTTCATACAACTTTTGACTTATGTTTTGGAATTTTTTATTAACCTCTTCCATTAAAACTTTTACTTCAGAAATTTCTTTCTTGTCGTAAGCGGATTTTAATTTATTGATTGAATCGTTGATCTCAGTTTTTTCATCTTCGGTAATCTTACCTTCAAGATCCTCCATTGATTTACCAACTTGGAACATTAAAGAGTCCGCAGAATTTAATGTATCTACATCTTCTTTTAATTTTTTATCCGATTCAGCATTCATTTCAGCCTCTTGTTTCATTCTTTCAATCTCTTCTTTTGATAAACTTGAAGATGATTCAATTCGAATTGATTGTACTTTGTTAGTTGCTTTGTCAACCGCAGAAACATTAATAATACCATTAGCGTCGATATCAAAAGTCACCTCAATTTGTGGAGTTCCTCGTCTTGATGGTGGAATACCATCCAAGTTAAATTTACCGATGGTTCTGTTGTCTTTTGCCATTGCTCTTTCACCTTGTAGAACATGAATCTCCACTATAGGTTGATTATCAACCGCTGTTGAGAATGTTTCTGATTTTTTTGTTGGGATTGTTGTATTTGCACTGATCAATTTTGTAAACACACCACCCATAGTTTCAATACCTAATGAAAGTGGAGTTACGTCTAACAACAATACGTCTGTTACATCACCAGCTAAAACACCACCTTGAATTGCTGCACCTAAAGCAACTACCTCATCAGGATTTACCCCTTTTGAAGGTTCTTTACCGAAGAATTTTTTAACCGCTTCTTGGATGGAAGGTATACGAGTAGATCCACCAACTAAGATAATCTCGTCAATCTCACCAACAGTAAGATTTGCGTTAGACATTGCTCTTTTACAAGGTTCAATTGTTCTATCTACCAAAGATTGTGTTAATTGATCAAACTTAGATTTTGTAATAGTCATTACCAAGTGTTTTGGACCTGTGGAATCTGCAGTCACATACGGTAAGTTGATTTCAGTTTGAGGTGAAGAAGATAATTCAATTTTAGCTTTCTCAGCCGCCTCACGAAGTCTTTGAAGTGCCATAGGATCTTTAGAAATATCCATCCCATTTTCCTTTTTAAACTCAGAAATTAAATGATCAATTAACGCTTGGTCAAAGTCGTCACCACCTAAATGAGTATCTCCGTCAGTTGACAATACTTCAAATACACCATCACCAAGTTCTAATACGGATACATCGTGTGTTCCACCACCACAGTCAAATACTACGATTTTCATGTCTTTAGACATTTTATCAAGACCATAAGCTAATGCTGCTGCGGTTGGTTCATTGATAATTCTTTTTACGGTAAGTCCTGCAATTTCACCAGCTTCTTTTGTTGCTTGGCGTTGAGCGTCATTAAAATACGCCGGAACAGTAATAACCGCTTCGGTAACGGATTGACCCAAATAGTCTTCAGCGGTTTGTTTCATTTTTTGAAGAATTGCGGCTGAGAGTTCTTGTGGTGAATAAGTTCTATCATTAATTTGAACTTTTGGTGAGTTATTTTCTTTAACTACCTTGTAAGGGACCTTTGATGTTTCGTTTTTAATTTCATCAAAAGAAGACCCCATAAATCTTTTAATTGAGTAAATTGTTTTGTCAGGG